ACGAGGAGAGTTAAGGATAAAGAGCCTTAACATAACAAATGTATTGTAACTACTCCAAGGATAAGTTTGGTAATGAGCTTACATTCATTAAGCCTTGTTGGTTAGATATTCCTACAGGTCATTATGCTTATTGGGATGGTGATTGGTGTGATATTAATAAGATGAAGATTCAATTACCTGAAGGAGAACATAAAGACATTGATGCTTTCCTATGGACTTTGAATAACGCAGAAACACATTACACTTTGCTTATCAATAGTGGATGGAAACCACAGGAAGCAAGAGCTGTTTTACCTAACTCCTTAAAGACAGAATTAGTAATGACTGGTTTTGTAAGTGATTGGAAACATTTCTTTAGACTCAGAAGTAGGATTGCTGAAACTGGAAAACCTCATCCACAAGCTCAAGAACTTGCAGACCCACTTATGGATGAGTTTGTCAAAAGAGGTATAATGGAAACCCTTCTTTAAGTGTAAATACTTTATTAAAGTGTATCCATATGTCAAGTACATTGTTGAGTAATCTTATAAGGGAGAATAAGTTAAATACTTGTTCTCCCTTTAGCTTTTTGAATAAAAGCTTGCATATTACAATTAAATTCCTTACCTTTGCACAAATAATATTTTAAATTATATGAGTTGTTTAATTATAACACCAGAAATTAGAGAATTAGCTAAGAAGTTTCCTAATGAAACAGAGCAATCAGTACTTAACTTGGTTGGACTGTGGCAGGAAAAGAATAATAAGTCTATTGAGGATGTCCCAATGGGATATGAACTTCAAGAGTTTATTAAGGAACTTAGAAAATCAGATTTTCCTACATTTATTGCAAACACAGCAAAAAATGCTAGTAGTAAAGGAAAAACTCAACAATATGGGGTGGCTATTGACCCAAAGTTAAAAACTAACTATGCTAAATGGCAGTCTGATAACCCTGCTGGGATAGTTGCTTACAGAGTGAATTTCAATAAATACAACACTCCAGAAGAAGCACAAGCTGGTAGAATAGGTAATCCATTTTCTGAAGGTATAGGACAAGCTAATAAAGGGGAAGATACTGTACAAAAGTTCTTTACTTGGCTTACTACTGGAAACAACTTTGGAGAAGCCAAGGCTACAGAAGAATATAGACAGGCTATTATTGATAGGATATTAAGTTCCTCAGAAGATACCCCAATACTTTACTACAAGGAATTAGGTAGACCTTCACATGCTACTGTTATTGGGTATCTTATAAGGCATAAAGATTTGTTATCTTCTATTTCTTCAAGACCAGAAGAGGAGACTACAGAAGAAAGATTAAGTAATGCCTTTGATACTCCAAGGATTACTTCTGTTGAGGAGCAGCAAAAGGTAGACCTACTCTTTGACCCAAGAACAAGAAGAGATAGAGTAACCCTTATTGCAAGATTCTTCAGCAATGAAGTTGATAATGCCTTGCAGGAAATGACTGATTCTTTGAAGAGAAGAATTGATGATGCCAGTGGTGTGGAGAAGGAAGAATTACAGGCTGAACTTAATAGCTTGGATAGATTCTCTGTTATAAAGAAGTACACTCCTGCTGGTATATTCAAGAGAGTAGCTAACATCTTCAATTCTTATGTACAAGATACAGAAGAAGGTAGAATACAGCAAGAACTTAATGCAATCAATTCTATGAGAGGTGCAGATAAGTTCTCTGATGAGCAGAAATTAGAAGCTGCCAAGAAGAAAGCTACTTATAAGAATCAGGAATACAAGAAGATAGTTGATGACCCTTATGTCTACAAGGCTCTTGCTGAGGAAGCAAGTACTTTGCTTGTAATGACTGAGGGTATTAGGATAGACCCTAACTACATTGCACCTGCTGATGCAAACCTCAATGATGATGACCCTGAGGGTAACAGTGAGGTAGATAATGAAGCAGAGGATTGGAGACAAGAAGAGGCTTATAAGGATGGATGGATGACTAATTTCAGACAGGTAAGTTCACATGAGTCTCTGTCACAAGCTGTAAGAAAAGTAATCAGACAAGTACCTAAACTTGACTATAGAGGTAAGTATGAAAAGGATGATTTAGGTTTCACAAGATACCTTGATGCTGACTATGTTCATGCTACTTTCATTGACAAGTTAAGGAACATGATTAACTCTGATGATATGCTTCCTTTGATGCAGGATTTGCAAAGAATCAAGCCTTGGGTTAAGCAAGTAACCAAGTTACTTCAAGGTGATGAGACTTTATTCTCTCAGTTCTATCAAGACTTCAGAAAGGATTTTATTCCTTACTGGATTCAAAAGAAGAAGATGATGCCTGATGGTACTTTCAAGATGGAAACTATTGCCATCAATAAGCCTGAAGGTGTGTATTATCTTCTTGATGCTTGGAGAGATAACTATGAGAATGGAATACAGCTTGATGATGATAGTGTATATGAGAAGAATGGGGAAATAAACAAGGATAATGCAGCTAAAGGTTTACAATGGACTGAGACATTGAACAATATGTTCCAGAACCTTGATACAGAATCCAGACTTCAACTCTTGGAGAGAGAAGATGTATGGAATACCATAATGAAGTTGCTTCATATGTTAGGTATTGATGCCAATCCTTCTGTATTAAAGATTGCATTAACTGATATAAAGACATCTCCAGGTATCACATTTACTGACCCAATTATGCTTCTTTTACCACAATTGAATGTTATATTTAGTGGTATTAAGAAAGGTGAAGTCAAGTCTGAGACAAGAGAGGATGGTACTGAGAAGAGAGGAGACCTTATCAATACTTTTGGCTCTGCTTACAACATGATTGCAAGTATGATGGCAGAAGTAACTGAGGATGCTATTGAGAGTAGTGTCAGAGAGAATGATAAGTCTTACTATTCTCATGTTACTCCTAACTACTTAGGTAAACTTATTAAGAATCTCAAGAATGTTATGAATGACAAGGAGAGATTTGAACAGTTTATGCAGACTGAGTTCAAAGACTATGAGTGGTTCTTTAAGGATGGTCATTGGAGAAATGACTGGCTAAGACAGCTTGCAGAGTCTGATGAATTGAGAAGAGGTCTTAACCATAAAGTAGTGCTGAACTCTGACAAAGTAGACTATACCAATTGGGATGATTTGGACTATACTTTAGTTCTTCTTACAGAGTATTGGGGAGACCCTGACTCTGCAAAGTCAAGTATAAAGTATGCTTGGTATCATGTTCCTATTCTTTCAGATAGCCCTTCTGCTGAATTTATCAGATTCAGAAAGTACACAACAGGTGATGTGCTTGATGAAAATGGTAAGAAAAGAACCTATGATGATGTTATTCTTGACAAGTTAGTAGACTTGGTTAATCAAGAGTATGACAGAATCATGCTGGTTAGAGAAAGGGATGAGGCTTATCAGAGTGGAGATAAGAGTGTAGAGCCTATTGCAAACTATGATATTGTCAGAAAGAAAGATGGTAGTATAAAGAGTATGGGAGGTGCAGAATTTAAGTTCCTTCCTGCACTTAACAACCTAAGATATGACAATGGAGAAACATTCATTGATAGGTTAAGCAGACTTAAATCCAAAGGCACTGGTGCTGAACTCAGAAACTTTCTAAGAACTACTCTTAATGACATGATGGAAGATGGTTTTGAACAGACCTACAGAGATTGGTCAAGGGTAGGACTGCTTGATGAGCTTCCTAATGGCAAGTACAAGTATCTTCCTTTTGAAGGTCAGTCCAAGCAGAATGCAATAACTGCAAAGGCACTCATTAAGGCTAAGGATGCTTTAGGTTCATTATGGAATACCAATATGGAACTAATGCTTAGAGCCTACAACAATAACAGTGCTTTTGATAGCAGAGAGGCTAATAGCCTAATGGAGCAAATCAAGGCATTACTTACAGATAAGGCAACAAGAGGTGAGATGGAGTTGAAAGATGCTCAGTCAATCTCAAGAAGTCTGTTTGTTAAGAACAATGCTAAGGATGCACTTAGAGAATACTATTGGAACAGTAAGTTAGCTACTTCACAAATTATCCAGCTTACTACTACAGACCTTGCCTTCTATAAGAATCTTGAGGACTTTCAGAAGAGATATAAGGAGGTTCATGCTCCTGCCCTCAGACTGAATACTAAGGCTACTTATAAAGGTGAGAGAATTGGTAGGGACTGGGAAAGAACTATCTACTTGAAGGATGATGAGATAATATCTTCTGTACTTGAAGACATCAAGACTGTACTTGATGAAAGGGTTAGAAGAAATGAAATGACCAAGATAGACAGAGATAATATCATCAGCAAGTTTAGAAATGTGAATGTAGCAGATGCTCAGGCATATAGAAGTTTGAGTTCCTATAGGGCAATACTTGGTATGTCAGGTCAGTGGACAGATGATATGGAGCAGGCATATAACAACTTCAAGAATGGAGATTGGAATATTAAAGACTTCAATATCATTTGGCAGACTAAGAAGCCTTATGTTTATACACAGGTAAAGGAGGTAGCAGGTTATCACAAGAAGCAAGTTCCTCTTGTAGATGAGAGAACAGGTACTCAAGTGGTAGATGAGAATGGCAACCCGAGATTTACTGAGGTAGATGATATGGATAATCCTATCTATCAGAAAGTACCTGTGCAGCATAAGAACTCAGAGTTCCTATTACTTGCTATGCACGAACTAATTGCTGGTCCTTTAGGAAGGTCAGGCAAGCTGAAAGCCATAAATAAGTTTATGGAGGACAATCAGATTGATGTAGTTCAGTTTGAGTCTACTACTAAGGTTGGAAAACAAGGTGTAATAGATTTGAATGATGTAAATACAGAGGCTGATGTAATTCAGAGGCTTAAAGATGCTACAGGCATTGGATTTGGTAATGAGAATCCTAATGTAGTACATAAAGTATCTTATGAAGATTATGGTTTTCAGACTGCAACTCCTGAACATGCTATTGATGCTGTTCAGTTGATAGGTACTCAGATTAGAAAGCTAATTACTGCTGACATCTCTGATGATACAATCATTGAGGTTAATGGTAAGAAGATGACTAAGAAAGAGTGGCTTGACCTGTACAATGCTATCAACACTGAGAACATTCTTCAAGCATTTGCTGATGTAGATGAGATATTCAAAGACCCAAAGAGAGTAGAAGAAATCTTACTTGAAGAGATAAGAGGCAATCAAAGATATGGTATGGATATGATGAGGGCTTGTACTCTTGATGAGAACAACAACTTCAATATCCCTCTCTTTGACCCTGTGCAATCTCAAAGAGTACAGACACTCCTTAATAGTGTAATCAAGAGTAGAATTACTAAACAGAAGATTAGAGGTGGAGCTTTAATTCAGGTATCTGATTATGGCTTGACTGATGAACTTCATGTAGTATTTGAAGGTGAAGGTGCTAACAAGAGGATTAAGTATCTTGAATGTTATATGCCTGCATATAGTAGAGAGTTCTATGAGCCTCTTATGAAACCAGGAACTCATGAACTTGATATTGAAAGGTTGCCAGAAGACTTGAGAAGGCTTATTGGATACCGTGTGCCTACGGAAGATAAATATTCAATGGCTCCTTTAAGAATTAAAGGATTCCTTCCTCAACAGAATGGTTCTGCAATCATGCTTCCTGCTGAGATTACTACCCTGTCAGGTTCTGACTTTGATGTGGATAAGATGTATATCATGTTACCTGAGTTTAATATTAAGAAACTATATAATATCAAGGGAGCTTGGGATGACTTCTATCTTAATAACCCAGATATTGTAGATGAGATTGATAGAAACTTAGGTGAGGCACTTACACAATTTATTAAAGAGCAGACTGAAGATTGGGATGAGGCAGCAGACTTGGATGACATAGCTGACTTTACAGAAGAGTTTAATAAATGGTTAAAGAAAGAAGATGTTAAAAGATACCAATTCTCTGAAACTGCACAGAAGAAATTCTCTGAATGGTTTAAAACTAATAAGAAGAATTACTTCATTGGGAAGAAGATAGAAAAGGTAAAGTATGACTTCAATAAGTCTCCACAGGAGAACAGTCTTAAAGCAAGGAATAACTTGTTGATAGATATGATGTATGGAGTCCTGACTAATGCAGATACAGCTTCAAAGATTCTTAACCCAGGTGGTTTTGATTATCAGAAGAAGTCTGCAAGAATAATGACCATTCTCAATGATTCTTATGAGAGTGACTTGGCTAGAGCATTAAAGGATGTAGGTGTAGAACTTAATAAGACTGTACAGAAAGGTGTAAAGTTTTATCCCAAGTCTATTGCTTCATATCTATTTGACTTAGACCTTGATACTCTTGATAAGTTGGCAGAAAAGACAAAGGTCAAGATGGACCCATTATCACCAAGAACTCAGGTAATGCTGCATCAACAGAACATGACTGGTGCTAAGTTGATTGGTATTTATGCCAACCATAATGCAAACCATGCTTTGATGCAACATACTCAGTTAGCTTTGGATGAAGAAAATGGCTCATTTGTATTGAATGGAAAGAGACTTACATCTCTACATGATATTATGAATGGTGACAAGGAATTTATCTCAAAGAATAATGCTGGATTCTTGGCTGCTTCTGTGGATAATGTTAAAGACCCTGTGCTTGCAGCACTTAATCAGAATACTTTCACTGCTGATGCTTCTATGCTTCTTTCAAGATTAGGTTATAATCCTATTGAGATAGGTCTGTTAATGATGCAGCCTATTGTACAAGAGATTACTCAGACCTATTTCAGGGAGAGTAGAGAGGGTAAAGGTAAGGATACTATCATAGATGAAGTGCTGGATAAGTATAAGGAGAAGGCTGCTCTTAATAATGACTTGACTTATGATAACTACAAGAATAATAGCTTCTATATTGAAGAGCTTGCAGACAATATAATGCTTGCTAAGGAGGCTGTTACTGACAGGTCTCAGACTTCTGATTTCAGAAAGATTGAGTTCTATCAGAAACAAGTTGCAGTTGGATATTTGTTCAAGAGAATTATGAACTCTGCTGATGCTTTGGGACAGTTAGTACAGGCTACAAGGTCTGATACCCAAGGAGGTGCTGCTGGTCCTACTATTGCAGATACAGAGTTGAAGATGCAGAAAGTGAAAGACCTGTTAGACCAAATAGAGAATAATGACAAGTTCCCATTGAAGAATGCCAATGTAATACTTGATGGTCTGCTATCAGGCAATCCTGACACTGACACTCTAAGAGAAAGACTATTGTCAGCTCCTCTTCCTTTCTTACAGGCTTTCTATACTCTTGGCTTACAGAAAACAGAAGAAATGTTAGGGTCTTACTTCCCTCAATATACTGAATCATTCAGAGCTGTAATTGATGACCTTAGAGACATGACAAAGACTGGTAAGTTGAATGTAAAGACTATGAACAGTATTTATAATGACTTGCTTGCCTACATCATGTCAAAGAATGGATTCTTTGGTTCTGAATTGATTGTAAACCCAGACTCAGAAGTAGGTGATATTATTGTGACTTCCTCTGACAAGAGAAAGGATTTCATCAATAACTTCCCTGAATACTTCAAGAGAGTGGTTACAGATAATGAGGATATAGCTGACCTTGAATTTATTAAGAGACTCAAGGTAATCAGGGCAAATGACAGTAATCCTGTAGACACAGTAGTGTTTAAGAATGTAGGTCAATTAAGTCCTACTTTGAGAGAAAGATATATGAGAGATTGGGCATCTTTATTGTATATGAGTAACCCAGAAGCTCAGAAACTTGCTCTTAACTTATTCAGATACAGCTATTATAGGAATGGCTTTGCATTTGGACCTTCAACCTTTATCCATTTGGCACCTGTGGCAGTGAGAAATGCTATCCCAGAGTACATAAGTACATTGAGAACTCTCTTGTCATCAAGTGATGACTATAGTCAATTTGTAGACCAGTATGTCTATAACCACTTGGATAATAGAAAGTTGGTCCCTGAAATCCCTGATACAGCCTCTGTCCAATTCATAGGAGAGGATAATGAAGTTAAGGATGAAGTTACATTTGTAATTGATGATAATGCTACCTTTGGAGATAAGAAAGTTATCAAGAAAAGGATAGATACTCCTGATGGTCCTGCTTATGACTTCTTTAAGTATATAGGTAGAAGAATCAGAGGAAATTATATCTATTACAAACTATCATCTGTAGGTACTGAACAAACTAATGTTGCAACCTATGAAAGGATTGAACCATTAGGTTTCAGAAACAGCTTCATTGAATATGAATATGGCAAGGATGTAGAGGAGATGGAAACTGTAATTGATAAGAATAGGAAAGATTATGACCCTTATGCAGATACATTGTCAAGATTTGACCTTGGAGATGCTGAGGTTGATTATGATTCTATGCCTGATTATCAGAATATGCCCCAAGAGTATTGGGATTCTATTCCACAAGTAGATACTGATGCTTTCCAACAGGTATATGGCACTCCTCTTGATACCTCTGCTCCTAAGACTGATGATGTAACAGCTCTTCAGCCTAATACAGAGTATAAGGATGAGAATGGTGATAATATTTGTGGTGCTCCAACATTATATAGTTTATAAGATATGGCAAGAAGTTGTGCAATTATTCCAAAGGTGAAGAATAGAAATGGTCAGGTAGTGGACAGCAAGTTATTCAAGGACTTGCTGTCCTTCACCTCTAACAATAGAAGTGAAACTACAAGACTGTATCTTATCACAAAAAGCAGTCAGTTCATAAAGGACTGGCAACCAAGATTAACATTAGATGAAAACAATGAACCTACATTGAGAAGTTTGCTAAAGCAGACTAATCTTAGTAAGGTCATTCCAGAGACTAAAGTACTTGAAAGGCTTAATAGAGAAATAGGGTACTATAAGAAGGGAATGGACAGACCAGCCTTATGGGTAAACAATGATGAGAATTATCAGAAGTTGAAACAGAAGGCTATAGCCTTTAATCAGAACTCAGAGTATAGTGATGATTATGTAGCTAACATAATCAAGATACAAGATTCTGAATCTCCAAGAGTATTCATTGGAGTAAAGGTTGAGAAAAGAAACAGGCTTAACTCTGTTGATGCAGATAAGATGGAATACAATGAAAACCTTAATAATAGGTTGAGAGGTATTCTTGAATCTCATGGAATAGGGATAGGTGCTTTGACTGACCTTGAAAAGAGAATGGGTATTCATGGTGTAACTGACTTTGATGTTGCAAGAAATGCAGCAAATGGTCTTGTTGAAATGATTAGGCTTGCTAATGGTATTCAAGGTGAAAGAGCACTTCCTGAGGAATTTGCACACTTTGCCATTGAAGCTATGGGAGATAATCCACTTATCAATAGACTTATCAATAACATATCTTCCAATGGATTGGCAAGAGAAATTATAGGTGAGGACTATGACACCTATGATACCTTATATCATAGTGATGAGGCTAAGTTGGCAAAGGAAGCTGCGGGTAAATTACTTGCAAAGCATCTCCTTCAAGGAGAGAAAGTCCCATCTTCTCCTTACAGTAATCTGCTGCAAAGAGTAATTCAAGCAGTTAAGAATTTCTTTAAGAACATTAGTGCAAGTCCCATACAAAGAGCTATGAAGGAAGCTGATAAGAACTTTGGTTCTTTAGCACAGCAAATCCTTGATGGTAGTATGGATGAGGCTATTGACATTAGCAATATTACTTCAAGTGAGGTGTTTTATAATACCTCAGAGAGAGTGGCAAGAGATAAAAAGCTGCTTCAAGGAATCATTGAGAATGAGTTGAAGAGATTGAAGATTTATGAAAAGAGAAATCCTAATAGCCAGTTTAGTGCTAATCAAAGGTTACTCATTGATAGGTTGGATATTGAATTAGCTGACAACAATGAGATTGAGGGTATCTATACTTTTGTTGAGAATGCTCTTGAAGAATTAACCAAGGTAAGTAATAGGCTTACTATGTTGCAGAATACTCCTGCTACTAATGTTAATGAAAGAGCTGGTGTTCTAAGAGATGTCAGAAACTACTTGTACAGTTACAAGCATATTACTGATGATATTAGAAAGGCTCTTATTGATGAAGAGAGACATGCAGACAATAGATATGGTCAAAGAGTAAGGGTTGTGTTAGACAACACAACTACACTACTTGGAGACTTGTTTGTCAGATACAACAATGTGGCAATGCCTCTCTTTGTTGATTTTATTAAACCTTTTGTAGGGGAAAGTATAACTGTTCCTTTTGGCAAGTACAAGGGTAAGACTATGACTGCTGAAGACTTGGTGAAGGTAGCTGACAAGGATATATCTTTCTTTGATAGATGGCTTGATTCTATGGCAGACTCTTCAGATTATATGCTGAAAGTTATGGACCAAGCTGTCAAGAAGAGTAAAGAAAATGCAAGGTTGGAGACTATCAATGTTATGAAGGAGCTTCAAGCTGCTACCATTAAGTTAGAGCAAGCTGGAGTTAAGAACACTGATTGGATGTTTGAAAGAGACAGCAAAGGTAATCTTACAGGTAATTATATCTCTGAGATTAACCAAGGCTTATTCAAGGAGAAAGTCAGGGAAATGTTCAAGTCTCTCAATGAAAAGTATGGCAAGAATCCTGTAGGAGATAATGCAGAGAAGTATAGAAAAGAGAGACAAGCTTGGTTTGATGCTAATATGGAAGTAGTCAATGGAAAGAAGCAACCTAAAGTATCAATCTATGGCAATAAGGCTTATCAGAATTTGAATCCTGCTCAAAAAGAATACTACAATAGGATTATGGAGATAAAAGCCAAGCTGGATTCATACCTTCCTGATAAGTACACTACCTTAACTAATGCAGTTAAAATCAGAAAGGACTTACTTGAAAGAGTGAAATCCTCTGATGGTGTAAAGTCTGGAGCCAAACAACTGTGGGAAAGTGTAAAAGATGAGTTCATTAGGAGGACTGATGACACTGAGTTTGGAGACAGAGCTACAGTAAAGGACTTTGAAGGTAAAGAGGTGCAAGTGCTTCCTATCTATTATACCAAGATGAAAGAGGGTGAAAGTCCTAATGACCTATCTACTGATATAGTATCTACTCTTACAGCCTATGCAGCTATGGCTAATGACTTCAATGAAATGAATAAAGTAATTGATGTTCTTGAGCTTGGTAGAGATATGCTGAAAGAAAGGGAGATTATACAGACAAGAGGTGGTAAACCACTGGTTGAAAAGTTCAAGTCTGTAGGTAGGAAAGTTGAATCTACTCTCACTAAGTCTGGTGATGAAACAAGGTTCATGCAGAGACTGAATGACTTCTTTGAAATGCAGGTATATGGCAGGTATATGGCTGATGAAGGCACATTTGGTAATACTAAGATTGATAAAGGAAAGGTAGCTAACTTTGTTAATAGGATGACTTCCCTCAATACATTAGCTGTCAATGTACTATCAGGTATTTCCAATGTGGCTACAGGTAAAGTAATGATGAGAATTGAGTCTTTCTCTGGAGAGTTCTTCAATGAATCTAATACTCTAAGAGCTGATAGAAACTATGGTCAAGCATTACCTGAGTTTCTTGCAGAGATTGGTAATAGAGTCAAGACAAGTAAACTTGCCTTATGGGATGAATTATTCAATGTAATGCAGGAGTATGAAACTGATGTCAGAGAAGTAAACTTTGATAGAAAGACTTGGTTCAGTAGAATGTTTGGTACTTCTGCCCTGTTCCTTATGAATAATGCTGGTGAGCATTGGATGCAGAATAGAACTTCATTAGCACTTGCAGATGCTTATAAGATGAAAGCTCCTGATGGTAAAATAGTTTCCTTATGGGATGCTATGGAGGTGGTTCCTATAGATAAGAACAACAAGAAGTTAGGTGCCAAGTTGCAGTTAAAGCAAGGTTATACTAAGGAAGATGGCTCTGAATTTACAAGGGATGATATTATAGCATTTAGTAGGAAATCTGCTGCTATAAATCAGAGAATGCACGGTATTTACAATAGGGCTGATAGAAGTGCAGTGCAAAGATTAGCTGTAGGTAGAATGGGTGTTATGTTCAGAAAGTGGATTAAGCCATCTTTGAACAGAAGATTTAAGTCTGCCACATATAACTATGATTTGCAATCATGGACAGAGGGTTATTATAACACAACAGGCAGGTTCTTGATGCAGCTTGCTAAGGAATTGAAAGAAGGTCAGTTTGCATTAGCTGCAAATTGGAATCAACTTACCAAGACTGAAAAGGCAAATATCAAGAGAGCTGCAACTGAGGTTGGTCATTTCTTGGCAGTAGCACTTGTACTTGGTCTTATGGACTGGTCAGATGATAAGGATAGACCTTGGCTGGCTAAGATGGCAGAATACCAAGCAAGAAAATTATACACTGAATTAGGTTCACAAATTCCTGGACCTCAGATGGTTGGAGAAGGATTGAAGATTCTTAAATCTCCTGCTGCTGGTATCAACACTCTTGAAAATACTCTTGATTTAATTGGACTTATGAATCCATTTAATTATGAGACATTTGCAGGTGAGGATGCTCTGATGCAGTCAGGTAGATATAAAGGAGAATCTAAAGCAACAAAACTATTCTTTGAATCTCCACTTATTCCAATGAACAAAACTATTTATAGAGGTTTGCATCCTGAGGAAGGTATTCCATTCTTTAAGCAATAAAGTTAATTGTTAATAATAAAAAGGGGAGTGAGTAGATTAAGTTCTACTCCTCCCCTTATTTTTTTTTTATTTCCTACAAAATAAAAGGGAAGTAACATTTCTGTTACCTCCCTAATAAAAAATTTCATCCTACTGACTAAAAGGCTATACACTTAACAGCTTGGTCTCTCTCCTCTTGAGAGATTGAATCAAACTTTTCTGCTGTCCAACCTTTCTTCAATAGATTTTCCTGCATCTCTGTATCTAAAGACTCAAAAGAAGAATTAGGTACTTCTCTATATCTAATATCATCATCAGTTCTAGAGAATGTTCCTATATTATCAGTAGCTGATTTAATTTGATTAGGACTAAAAGCTACATATTCTTTAGGTTTTGAACTATTTATATTAATAAATTGTCCATCATTATTATCACCTATATTACTATCTTTACTATTAAAACCTTTTGTATTGTCTCCTATAAAATTAGTAATTTTAGGATTTCTTATATTTAAGAAAAAAGCTCTAGTATTAGGTTTTTCGTTTTCCCAAACCTCATCTAAAGATTTAATATCTTCTTCAGATAATTCACCATTATCAGCTAATTCTTTTAATGTAAGCCATTTTTCTCCAATTTTATAATTATAAATTTCTTCATAACCTTTAGCACTTTTTTCAGAAGGTGTAAAATAAGTACCTATATCACCTTTTTTAATTCCTGCACCAAATTGTCCTCCCTTAGTATTAAATACTTTAGTATTACTACCTCCATGATAAACAACTAAAGGTTCACCATTTTCATCTACTACTTTTGAAGCATTTTTAGGGTTATTTTCCCAATCACCAAACCAATCCTTAAAAGCTTTAGTTCTAACTTGAGCATATTGTCTTTCATTAAGATTAGAAACCTTACCATTAGGAGCTAGTAAATTACCTTCTGGGTCTCTCTTAGCATTAGCAAGGATATTTTGCATTTCTTTAGAATATTCTTCTTGTCTTGCTCTAGCTTGACTAAGAGTTTCTACATGTAATTCCTTATTACTATATTCTCCTCTGTTTATCATTTGATAGTATGCAGTAAGGTGTGGTCTAACACTATTCCAATTAGTTACTTTAATCCATAAGTCTTTAAAGAAGTTTCTAATTTTACCTAATAATCCAGCATTTTGTCTAGTAGTAACATACTCTCTGAATCCTTCTGCCATATCTTCCTCTAATGAGAGGTTATCTTTTTCACCATATAATTTCCTTGCTTCATCATATAGTGCCTGTCTCTCATCATTGTCAAGAAGAAGATTGAATACAGCATGAAATGCTTCATGGTATGCAGTACCTTCAGCAGCTATGTCAGACAATGTGATTACACCTCTATCAAATTGACCCCAAGCTAAGGCACCTTGTCTGCCTACTTTAATAAGACCTTTTACTACTTTTACTCTGTCTTGTTCACTTAACTGAGGAAGTACTTTATTTAACCATTTAAGTTCTTTCTCTTGATTCCATACAGGAGTTGTAGTATCCTTTGCCTTTCTTAAAGTAAATTCATCTTCAAACTCCTCATCATGGTCATTTATTGCCTGTTCCTTTTGAGCAGTATAGGCAGCACCCGTCTGGGTATTACCTTGATTAATAGTTGCAGGAGTCTCTACAGTAGTAATAGGAGCAACACTTACAGTAGGTACTGTATCAGGGTCAAACAATATAGTCTTTTCTGATGCTAAGTCTTTCATTCTTTGAGGATTACCTAATAAGGCTTTTCTAATGGAATCCTCAACTTGAGACTCACTCATACCTCCTTGTACAGGATTATTCTTCAAGAATAAGAATGTTTTACCATTAGGAAATACTGCATAGTAATTATTTGAAGCTACATGAGCTGCTTCTCCCTGTCTGCCAAATCCCTTGGTTATATTAGGAACCTTGGTTATATGGACATCTACTTCTGTAATACCTGCAACAGGAGTTAAATACCCTTTATGTAACTTGCCATCCAACTCAAAGTAGCCTACTCCCTCATCAGCATTATTCATACTGTGTTCAGGTGTCAAATCTTCAATAGGGTTCTGTGTCTCTAATGAAGTTTCAAAGATAGGTAACACTGTCTGAGCTTGTGCTGGAGTAGCAGGAGTTTCTACAGGTTTATCTACTTTAACTGCACTTACCAAAGGCACATTAACAGCAGGATTGTATGCAATAGGAATACCTTTTTCACTTTGTACTGCTGATACATTCTCCTTATCATAACTCAATACAAATGGCATTACAGCTAACTTAGTAACTGGTACACCATACTGAGATTCAAATAGGTTCTTGTAAGCAGAAAGTTGTAAAGTATAGTAATCCTTTGCACTCATTCTTTGAGTAGCAGATGGAGTAGTAAAGTAATTAACCTTATGACCATATCTGTCTGTAAAGTCATAGAAGCTGTATCTACTTGTCTTTACATCATAGATTCTAAAATTACCATCCTTGTCAATAGAAAGAATATCAACTTCACCTGCAACTCTTGTACCATCAGGATATTTCTGGAACAATACAATATTATCAGCAAGGAATCTCTCTCCCATTTGCTCCATATTTGACTTAATCCTATTAAGGGAAGTAATCAAATCTATGAAAGCATTTTCCGACATATTGGATGGTCTTGCTATCTTAGATACATCTCTTATAGTAAAGTACTGTCTGATGATACTATCTACTGCTGAACCAGCATCAAGTGCCCTTTGTGAATTAGTACCAGACATCTTGTCTCTTACTATATTCACAATAGTATCTCTACTCTTGGCATCAGTCTTACCTCTGTAGGCAGTCAAGTCTACCTTAAACTTGTTCTCCAAGTATTTCAGGTAATTCTCATACTGAGTAGGATTATCTACAAACTTGCTAAGATTAAGTCTTGCTAATTCAAGAGCCTTTGTCTGCTTGTCAGATTGTACCCAATTAGAGCCTAATCTGCTATGTACTCTACTATACTGATGATATTCACCATCATCTTCAAGTACATAATAGAACTCACCATCAGTTCTTGTCTTATCTACCCTCTTTTGGTTCTCATATATTTCACTGACAACCTCCTTAGACTTGGCAACTCTATCCTCTCTTTCCTTCTTTCTACCTGCAATAGTATCCTTTACATCTTGTGCATCCTGACCACTGAGATACCTCTGTTTATTTCTATCAAGTACATTACCATCAGGAGTAAGAATCTTGTTATCTACCATCATTGAGGAATTAGTAGCATCTCCAAAGTTCTCTTGTGCCCAAGCTAAATCAAATAATAATTTTGTTGAATCTTCATTAATAATGACAGTTTTGCCTTGATTATCCCTTATAGTGTGAGTAGATAAATCTACATATACTGGATATGTAAATCCTGCTGGCTGCATATAAATACCCTTTATAGCACCTTCAGTGCCACCTACAGGTGTCTCTATCTTCCTCTTAGGCTGAGGGGCTACAGAAGCTGGGCTTATAGCCTGATGCAGATTACCTTCATTATCAAAGTAATCAGTTGTGAACCAGTTACTTCTTACTGAAGCTTCAGTAATATTTGAAGTAAGGATATTAGAGTTTATCAATCTGTTGTTGTATGCACCCTCATTTATTCTTCTTGTGCTGACCTGTAAAGGAAGATTGAACTTGATAAGATGTCCAAGTATCTCATTGTATATATCCTCAGGATTCTTAGGAGTACCTAATGCACTTGTATCTCCCAAGTCTTCAAGAGCAGTTGCATCAAAGTTTATACCTCCAATCTCTGCACTCTTACTACTTGTAGAGAAATATACATCATACTTGTCCTCCTTGATTTGCTCCTTTCCATTAATGATTACTTTCTCATAAGTACCATCTGGCTTTCTTACCTTCTTACTGATAACAATACCATCACCTGCCTTACTACTAAACCAAGTAACCATAACATCCTGCATATACAAGTCTTGTGCCAAGTCTTGCATAGCAGCAGATACATCATCCTGTGATGTAGCAGTTGATAACTTAGTAATGGCATTCTTTATATCTTCTCCAACAGGAGTAGAACTTACTGAACTGTCATTTAGGTTGAACTCCTCATTATTGAAGTGCTTAACTCTTACAGCAGCAGGAGAATACTTACCAGCTCCATTAGGTATAAGCAGATATAATCTACCTTCCTTTTGGCTCATGTCTACTGGCTTGATGATAAGGCTGTCATCAATCTTACTATTAGTAGTAAGAACACCATTCTTTATAATACCAAAGATAGGCTTTCTATCAGTTGAAGATACATTAGGAATATCTTTAAGACTTCTCTCAGTATTACCATAAGGAATCCTACCTACCATTACCTTAGATACCTTTGTAACAGGTGTGGCAATAAACTTACCAGTCTTATTCTGCCTGTTAGCATACTCACCTCTTATCTTCTCTTCAAGACTTTTCAGACCCTCATACCTTGAAACACTATAATCAGATTCATCCAAACTACCTACTACTTGGTTGTTTCTTTTGTCTATAATAAAGATTGTGTGGTCATTAAAATCTGGGTCAATCATAAAGCCAAGCTCATCACCTGCTTTTAAGTTACCCTCATTTAGGTATCTAAATGCTCCACTATCTCTTAGATAGCCATAAATACCAGAGAAATCTACACCTTTTTCTCTCTCACTTACTACAATATCAAATGGTCTAAAGTCTCCTTCTTTACTTGCTTCTATATGCAATTCAGGTATAGCAGGTCTATAGAATTGATTAGAAGTATCTCTACTTGGTCTCTGTGGAGTTTCTACCCTTTCATTGGCTTTCTTATTCTCCTCATTAACCATCTCAGCAGTTATATTACCTACAGGCAATTCTGTTGTAGGCAAGTCTCCACTACTTGTTACAGCAGGAGTAGTAGATGTACCACTGTCTCCTGTAGTAGTTCTATCATCACCTCTTACAGTTCCCTCTCTTTTTTCTATAGGCTTCTTATATTCAGGTGAGAATCTATCCTTGAATCTATTGTCATTGTTTACTTTTGACATTGCATTCTGCAAAGCATATTGAGCTTCCTGGAATCTTGTTGCAGACAACTCAACATCACCTTCAGAATCTTCATCAAAGGCATTCTCATTATTGATATAGATTGAGTTAGGATTAGCTAATTGTTCGAGGTTTTCAGAGTTACTGAACTGGTCTTGAAGGAGCTTCATAGCATCTTGCTTAACTTGTGGTTCTGCATCTGACTCATTAAGAACTCTCTTCACTTCATTATTGTATTGTGAAGTTTCTCTGTGGTTCTTAGCCATTTCACTACCCTCATCCTCTAAAGCCTTTAGGGTTCTATCCCTATTCTCTATATCATCCTGACTATCTAATATAGTCCTGAACTCTTGTAAATTCTGTGCAGCATTCAAAGATACTTTCAAGTCATCAGACTTTTTCTTAGTCTCTTGTTGTGCAGCTTGCTCATCAGCTCTTGCATGGTCTTCTGCTTGCTTTTGAGGGTTCTCAAGGTACTCTTTTAACTTTGCATTATATGTCTTTAAGGCATTGCCTAACTTGACAATATCATTTAGCTTAGTTGTAATATCCTCTTTCTCATCTGCACTAAGTACAGTTTCATCTACCTCATTAATTTCCTTGATAAGACCATCTACAAACTTAGGATTAGTTGCTAATGTATGAGCCAGTACCTTATCATCCTGACCTCTAACCATATTAAGAGTGTTGATAGCACCTTCAATGGTTCTTACATTCTTATCTGCCTGTAAGTATCTCTCTGTTATATCTGCATGGAATTGACCTTCAAAGTCTCTGACTTGCTGATTGAATTTAAGGAGTGAATCCAAGTTACCTATTACATTACCAATAGCTGACTTCACCTCTCCAGACATAGCTGTTGCCCTTTCAGCCCAGTTGCCTATCTGAGACTTCATCCATGTCAATTCTTCAAGCTGGTCATCTGATAATTGCTGACCTGTCTTAATATCAAGCTCATCTTTTATCTTCAGATAATTGTTGATAGTGTTGGTCATTTCATCATGGTTCTGCTGCAACTTCTCTATCATCTCCTGCTTTCCTTCTGGGGTAGCATACATAGGATTGCCATTCTTATCAACAAATGGACCTACCTTAGAACCATCTTCAAGAGTAGTTGTAGTATTCTCCACAATAGAGGCAAGGTTCTCATCTGATGTGTCAAAAGCTGCATCAATCAAGGTAGTAAGGTCTTCCATCTTGCCTGCATTATCAAACATAGCAATATCAGATACTAATTGAGCATGTTCTGCATTCTTAAAGTTGAACTCATCACCTTCCTCAGCAGCCCTATTCATATCATTCTGATACTTATTATGCCTGATAAGACCTTGATAGTAGTTCTTAAATTCAGGAGAATTTATCCTGCTATTCATGTAGTTAGCAATCTCATTTTCCCTTGCTATCTTCTCATTATAGTCTCTCCACTCATTTATGGCACCGCCCTCAATAGTAATAGGAGATTGTAGTGAACCTGACTCACTTCTAACTCCTCTAAATCTTGGCATACCTAATGCACCTGTCAAAGAACCAATAAAGAACTCTTCCCATGAGGAACCATCATTTACTGTCTCATTAATTCCCTCAGCAAATGATTTAGTCCAACTCAGAGTTTCTTGTGCAGCCTCTGGGTCAGTCTTTGACTTATAGAAGTTATTTACATCAGTAGAGTAATAATTGCCTGATATTCTACTAGCCATGCCTTGAGTAATTTCCTCAGTACCTTCAGATAATGCACCCTTTGTTATTGCAGCAGTAGCACCTAATCTTGTAGTACCAGCAGTATATTCTCCTGCCTTACCTACTATATTAGTAGCCTTTCTTGCAGTCTTGAATCCATTAGCATATAACTTGCCAAACTGAATTATGTTAGATGCAGTAAGGATAGGTATATTCATAAGCAAGTCTGCATTACCCATCTTCAATCTGTCCTCACTTAGTTTGCCTAAAGCTGCATTATAAGACTCTTGTTCTTTCTTTATAGCATTCTGATATTCTATATATGCAGGGTCTACCATTTGACCTTCTCTTGTTCTCACAAGAGTACCTTTAGTATCTTCATACCTATTCTGTATAGCTTGTATCCTATCTCTATAAGTATCATCAAGCTGTGCTTTATGTAGCTCAAACCAATCCTTACTATTGTTGAGTGCTTCAATTCTACCCTCATTTACTGCTGAGACAGTAGCACCTACAGCAGAATTAACTATTGCTGGAGCCTTTGAAGACTTGGCAATAGCACCAATAAGTTGAGGTAACTTAGTTACTTTCAATCCAGCAGCAGTAACACCACCACTATAAAAAGCACCTACTGTGAAACCTAAGTTCTTGATAAACTTATCACCTAAGAAATTGGCAGTGAAGATATTTTCATACCAAGGCTGCTCTTGTTCTGCCCTTGTATAATAGTTAGGTAATGCTTGCTCAGACCAATCATTAAAAGACTGCATAGCCTTAGAGAAATCATTATCCCAAAGACCAGACCATCTGTCTTCACCTATTGCAGTACCAGCCCCAAATATTAAGCCTACAGTACCATCAAGAAAAGTAGTACCTGCAAGTATGGCACCCTTAGCAAGACCTGCTCCTATCTGTGCATACCAAGGTTGGTTTTCAGCTCTTATATCTTCTAACTCTTGAAACTGTGCCTCAGTTGCAGTAGGTTCATCAAACATACTTTCACCCCAAGGTGTAGCAGTTCTCTTTAAGGATGATTGTACCATCTGCTCACCATGTGCCCTTGCATCATACAGTGAAGTAGGAGCAGTATTTGCTCCTACATTCATACTGAATGACTTAAACTCTGGACTAAGGTTAGTGTATGGCTCTTGATTTGCTTTTTGCAAATCTCTAAAAGTCATTGGACCACTCTTAGTAATATCTATATCCTTTACTTTAGTTGCTTTTGCCATATTTTAATATCCATAAGGATTAAACTCTTGTTCTTTTGTCTTATTCTGTACTCCTAATTGAGAGTGGAATAAGTAGGCTTGTTGTATAGAATTAGCATATTGCTGCTGAGCATAAGTAATCTCATCTGGAGTAGCCTGATGTACATTACCTCTTGCATCAGTATATTGACCTGTACTGACTACATGTTGCCATTGATTTGCAGCAGTCATTGCTCTATCTCTATTCTGTTCATTAGTTGCATTGATACCAGCAGGCATTCTGTATCTTCTTACATTACCCTTATCATCTTGTATCATTACAGTAGCACCATAAGGACTAAATCTTGTAGCAGTTACTTTGTACTTATCACTCTTCAAGTCTTCCATAGTGATTTCCTCACCTGTATCCTTGAATTTCTTAGACTTGCTATCATAATCTACCTCTTTCAGACTTAATCCTCTACCAGCAGTCATAATAGCATCCTTCATATCACCCTGCTGAGTACCTGCAATAGGATAGTCATACTCAGTAACTCTTGTAGCATCATACCTTGAAGTTCTTCCTGCTGAAGAATTAACATACCTGCTCCATACATTACCAAGATTACCAGGTTGCCACTTACCCTTTGTTACCTTATAAGCACCTATGCTGTCCATAAAGACTCTGAATGCTGATGGTGTCTCTCCCTTATGAGTATCAGCAACTCTAATAGTAGTGCCTTCAGGAGTAGTCATAACTTTTCCTGCTATTGTGCCTTTATTCTTTCTATTATACTCTTTCCATCCTTCATAAGTCATTCTCATCTGACCATGACTGTCTTTATAGAAGTACTTAGAAAAATTCTTCATATTATCCTTATACTTCTTTTCATCCTTACTCAACTCTCTACTACTATAGATATTCAAAGGATTGATAGCAAGATTATTCAGTTGAGCTTGTCTCTGCTCTGCTGCTTGTCTTGCAGCAGCTCTCTTTTCTGCTCTAATCTGCATAGCTTCTTGAGCAGCCATTTTAGCCCTCCAATTATCAAGAGTCTGATATTGAGTTTCACCAACTGCACTCCATAGACCTTGCTTAGCATAGTCAATAGCCCTTGCAATAGTAGCTTGGTCTCCCCAGTTCCTAACACCACTTGAATTAATGGCATCTTCAACAATTCTTGTAAGCTGAGGAGCAGCATTAGGATTATCCTGTATAGCCTGTAATACTGCTTGAGAACTAAAGCCTTTCTGCATCATAGTCTCATAGTATGAGTTACCCAAGATGCTTCTCCACTTCCTTGGCTTCTCTTGCATTTCCTTAGCCAATGCAGATGCAGCACTTGCAGCCTGTGCAGTAATTAACTTACCTGAATATGCTTCATAAGCTAATTGAGGATTCCTTATATAATCATCAAGACTTGTAGTTGCAGCTCTCCTACTCAACATCAATGTTGGGTCTTGAAGGAGTGCTTGCTGCTGTTGCTCTGCTTGTTTCTGTCTTGCTGTATAGGCTTGTTCAATAGGGGTTATTTCCTTGCTATACCTTGCTCTCATATTGAGCATATCCCTTCTGCTTGCAGCATTAAGTCCTTCTCTTGCTAACTGACCAGCTTGCTCTTCAAGGTCATTTGCATAGGTCTTATACATCTTGTAAGCATAAGGGTCAGTCTGTTCATTAGCCATTTCCTCCCATATACTTGCCTTAGTAGCAAGCTCTCCATACTGGTTCTCCAACTCTTGATGAGCCTGAGTAGCCATCAAGGTTGGAGCCAGCATCTCTTGGTAAGAGAATGGCTTGAATTGTGAATTTATTACTAAACTATAATTAGCCATATTACTTCTTCTTAATAGTTAAATAACCACCCTTAGCTTTCTTTTTCTTCTTAGCTTTGTTGGCAGCATCCCTTACTTCTTTCTTCTCTGCTTCACTAAGAGTTTCATATCCATTCTTATATGTAACATTACCCTTGCTGTCAATAGAGTAGTATAATGCAGGATTACTCATAATCATGTTTCTACTATACTCTTCTCTACCAATATCTCCAAGAGAGTTAAAGAAGTTAGTAAGGTTAGCACTCATACTTGCACCTCTCCTTGCATCAACAGCATCTCTTACTGCCATAGCCTGTGCAACACCACTTAGCCTTGAACTTCTTGCCTTTAATGCAGCCTCTTGATTTGCCATTGCAGCCTTGAGTCCCATCTCAGCATTGGCTTGATTAGTACCTCTATTAAAGGTTTCAACAGCTTGTCTTTGTGCCAAGTTATACTCTTCAGCCTGCCTTGCGAGGTCTCCTAATCTACCTTGGGCATTATAGTCTGCTGCAAGTAAGGCTGCATTCCTTGAAGGACTTGTAGTATTCATAATAGCCCTTCTTGTAGCACCTGCTTGTGCATTGAGTTTATTTAGATAGAAGTTTCTATCAAAAGGTCTATATTGTAAGTAGTTGCCTATTGGAGTATAACCTATTGGAGTATAATTACCTGCCTGATTAGCTGCTTCAAGTATTGCATCTGCACTTGTATAGTCTGGTCTACTAAATAAGTTCTGACCTAATCCTATTGCAGCACCTACTACAGGAGCATATCTCAGGTCTGTAGCATCTAAATTACTAAGCAATCTTGATACAGCACTCTTTTTCTTCTCAGGGACTTTAATTGGGTTTTTATTATAGTCATCCAAAGAGCTGCCTACATCATATCCTGCTCTCTTAGCAGCAGCCCTTGCCATATATTTAGGAGTTTCTACAAATTCTCCATTAGGAGTGATTCCTACTCCATATTTATAAATGTCATAAGTATTCTTATCAGGGTCTGTATAAGCCATATCTATAAAAGGATTATAACTGTAATTATCTTCTGTAGGTTCAAGGAAGAAATTTGCCCTTTTTAAATTATTACTCTCATTTCCCAGACCATCAAACAATGTACCCATCTTACCACCATGAGCATATTGTACTCCTTCTTGACCCTCTTGAGTCTGTTGCCTTACAGTCTCTTGGGCTTGCTGTAGTCTGGACATAGAACTTAGAAGTCCTCTCTTACTTATTGGGTCATTAGGTCTCTCCTTTGATTCATCACCTAACTTCTCTGCTATTGCAGCAAAAGAATGTCCATCATAAGACTTAGGGAGATTAAAACTTTCCAATAGACCACCATCAGCAAATAATCTGTTACTGAACACATAGTCATTGAATATAACCTCACCTTGCTCTACAAGATTTGGGTTTCCCTCAGCATCCATTCCCATAGGTACACCCTCCATAGGATTTTCTTCATGAGTTCCACCATTACCTACTATAATTTGTCCATTAGCAAAGTCAGCACCATGAGTAAGTAAATCTCCTCCAAAGGCATGGTGCCATTTTCTTGCATTAGCAGCAAAAGTAGCTCTCTTTCTTACAGCAGGGTCACTGCTTCTCTTACCCTTTGCAATACATTCTGAGGTAACTTCACCTCCACAATACTTAGTGAACTTACCTCTATTCTCAGGCTTGATGTGTATTTTGCCTCCCTCAGCAAAGGTATTCAACTCTGGAGATTCAAATGAGTTAGGTAATGAAGTTAGCCTACCTTTATTTGCAGCATTAAGAGCTTTAATACCTAAGTTCTCTTTAGCTAATTCATAGCCTATTGCTCCACTTCCATATCCTCCCCATATACCAAGAGGACCACCAAAGGCAGCAAAGTTTGCCATAGCATTAAGGTCAGACTGAGTATCTGCTGCATCTGCTGCATTCTCATAAGAAGTCAATGCTCTATTTCTTGCAATATCCTGTTGCTTCTTTAATTCTCTATATTTTTTCTTAGCTTTATTGCTGAACCAACCATCTTTACCAATATCTGATTTAGTAAAGTCTTTGCCAAAGTCCTGATTAGTCCACTGGTCCATAACTGAATCAGCACTACTACTATCTACCATAACAGTATTTATAGCTTTGTTGCTTCCCTCAACTTCAGCAATCTTCTCCTTATTTAACTTGGAGCCAAACATCCTGTTTGTAAGACCTGCAACAATACCAGTACCAGCAGATATAATGCCTCCAAGTGCAGGATTAACTGCACCTACTGCACCACCTATAGTTCCACCAATATTACTGATTGCACTACCTGCACCTGATTCAAGTCCTCCACTAATAGCACCACCTATAGTATTACCCACTGCACTACCTATGCCACTTGCTAAGCCTCCTTTCAGCATACCAGCAACATTGCCTCCACTAAAAGTACTCTTTAAGTCAAATGCTCCTGTGCCACCCATAGCAGCCTTGAAATCACCACCCCAAGAATAGTAATGAGGGTTGTATGTAAATGGTCTGTTAGACTTTCTTATAACTTTTCTTTTAGCCATATTATACTAATTTGTTTGCAAAGATAAACAAAATATTTGAATTATACAAGGATATTATCCAAAAAGTAAAGGGAAGATAAGTAATAAACTTACCTTCCCCCTATTATTACTCAAAGTAATGCACAATCATATCATGCAATACAGTCTTATTTACATTTTCTTCTTCCATAGACAGCTTAATATATAACCAAGGATTCCTCATTCTATCCCTACCTTTCTTAGTAGAACCAATAGCATTGGCTCTTGGTATATTAGCTCTCCAGATTCTAAACTTCTTCTTTAGGTCAGAAGGTCTTCCTAAGATGTTATTTAGAGTAGAAGTACCTTGTTGATATTCATTCCATACAGTTAAAGTATCAAATGTTGTATTGAGTAGATTATCACTCTTATCCCAACTATCTGACCTAAACTCAAGGTTATTGAATATCTTATCTACAGGCATATCTGGGTTAGCTATTACAGTAGTATAGAATGGTTGATATACTCCGAAGAACATATTATAGTCACCCTCATTATGTAGCCAAGGTCTGTATAGTGTACCTGTACCTTCAACATTAAAGGCAATTCCCCTGTCTTCAAGGTTAATGAAATAAGGCATCTTCTCATAACTATAGAATGAGCTGAACTGACCTAATGGCTCAGAGAATGCTAAACACTCATCTTTACTAATGAAGAATACATCACCATTAACTTTGTCATAGTAGGTAACAAATCCATCAAAGTCTACTGGGTTCCATATATCTATACTATCAGAAGCTCTGTTAATCCAAGAGTGGAAACCTAATCTATCTGATAGATTATCTAATTGACCATTGAATAAGAATATACCTTTTGTGATGTCATCTATAAAGTAAATACCATTAGATGTTCCACACATAGACCATTTGTTAGTACATCCTATTCTATCAGAGATATATCTCTTACCATTAACCTTTCCACTGTTTGCAATTTCAATAGGAACCCCATCAGTAGAAGAAATCTGCATATTCTCATTATACAGGATTTGGCTAATACCTCTATCTTGGAAGGCAAATATATTGTTATTGAACCTTCTCAATGCCCTTACAGTACCCTTGTCACCATCAAGGTCAAGGGTAGAAGCAAGAGTAATGTTAGTCCAAGTATCTACCAACTCTCCAGCAGTCTTAGTTTTAGTCCAAGTGATTGAATTGTGGAAGTTATCCAAGTTCAATTTGTTTGGATTAATTGTCCTATAGTTGAAGAAGTTATTAGGCTGAGAATATACATCATTCATCAAGTTAAAGTTCTCAGGAGTAATTGAGAAGTTACTTGTTTGACCTCTGTTCCTGTCATACCTACCATCAATGTTCACTCTTGTTTCACACATGAATGATACAATATCAGTCACTGCATTCTGGTCTTCAAGAGTAAAAGGATAAGTCTTGATATGGTCATATCTTTGGAAATAGGTATCACCTTCTTCCCACCTGATAGTAATACTACTCTTGACTCCATTATTAGTATCTACAAGAGAAATTGGGTCTCCACAAGGCAGCCATGTATTATTCTCAAAGGCTTCTTCTGTCTGACCACCAAACCTGTTCTGTACATTGTCATTATACAATTCTCCTAACCATAGCCATCCATGCTGAATACTTGATACACCAGATATAGGACCTCTTGGAGCACCAGCAATAATAGTGTCTTGTGATACACTCTTGGCACTTCCTGACTTATCCCAATACATATGCTGACCACTTGGAGCACCTGAGTCCTGTGCATTTACAAACCATGTATCATTATACTCACCATCCTTAATATTAGGTAATATTCTTTGAGCACCTGATGTAGTATAGTTCAAGGCTAACACAGCATGAGGAGTAGATTTATACTTAATCCTAACAGGGTCAGTACCTGTAATTTGGTCAGTAAATTTACTATCTACCTGCATATAACCACTATTAAACAGGGTATGTGCATTAGTCTCTGCACTTTGAACTCCAGTAGTCATAATAGGATAGCCATCCTTTTTATCACCAATTCTTGAGATAGTAAGAAGCTTATCTACATTGCCATAGTAGTTAATATCTGTAAGACCTGAGTTCTCTTGTGCAGGTAATCTAACAAGTGATACCTCATTAGAGTCAAATACTGCAACTCCTGATATACCAGTTCTTGTGCTACTACCACTTACATAAGCATTCCATATATTACCTGAATCCAAGTAGACTGACTTATATGAATACCTCATATTAGACATTTTCTTCTTGTCAAGCATAGCAGACCTATAGCCATCAGTAGCATACTTGGTGTTATTCAATGAACCATTCCTATGCCAAGGGTATACAACAAATCCTGTGGTAAGATGCTGGGTATTACCAGTATCTTTCTTATAAGCAGTTATTTCATCAAACCAAAAGGCACCAGAGATTAATCCTCTCCATCCAAAATGAGAATCACCAAGATGTACTCCAATCCCACTATAACTAAAATCATTTTCTGCACCAATAGGTTCCTTGTAGAATCCAGCAGGCAACTCTGAACTATCATAGAAGTTATTAACAGGAGTGGAAGTTTGAATATCAATATCTGAGGCAAATGCAGTTAGAGGGACCATACCTACTATCCTTAACTTCAATCCTGATGTATCAATACTTCTTACTTCATTATCAAACTCTATGTCAGGAGAGTGGAAAGTAAGTATTGATTGGTCAATATAGTAATTCTCTGCATTGTTAGATACCCAACTTGCAACATCTGAATCAGTTGCAGTATCATCAACATAGGGACCAGAAGGTGGATTCCAAATACATTGAATTTCTGCATTTCTATTACTATTGCCTGGGATAGGTCTATTATGTCTAAACTCAGCCCAAGCTCCCTTATTAACTATGTCAATATTGTATTGTGTCCCTTCTGAAGTAACTATAGTCCTATTATTAGACATAATACCTGCCCTTGAATATGCGGATGGATTTCCTAAGAATTGTCCTAATCCTATCCAGTCTCCACCCCATTTGCCCTCACTACTTTGACTATAATGAAAAGCCTTATACTCATCAAATGGTGCATTAGGTCTTGTAAACCAAGATGACTGTGCAAATGGTGAATTACCAAATCTATCAGATATATTATACACAGTAGGACATAATATACCCTGACATACAGCCTCTCTATCATTAATAGTAGGATATACTACAACAGGTCTTATCCTAACATACCCATTATCAAGAAGTCTATTAATAATAGTACTATCATCCAATGTGAACTCTGCTACAGGCAGACCAATGTTATTAGAACTATAGAAAGTGGTATCTATATGTACAGTATTTCTAACATCATTAATCCATATAGGCTCAGACCATTTACCTGTATAATGTTGTGCTTGAATACCAAATCTATACCATTCAAGATACTTGAATGTTTTGAACTGATAGGAGTTCATTTTAAGCTGATTACTATAAGGATAATATCCTTTAGGCTCTGGGGAACTTATGCTCTTATTATAAGAGGAGAAAGTAATACTTTTACCCTTAAAATAATTCCTGACAGTTGAATCAAGAGTTTTTCTCTTTGTCTCAATATCTCCAAGGAACAAAGTATTATCTTTCTGAGCCATTGTACCAAATACTACTTCCTCACCTCCTATATACAATAACTCAGTAGGGTCTACTGAATCTCCTGATGAACCATTGTCAGTGTAAGTGACTTTAGCTATATTAATAGGAGGAGCCAAGTCTACAACTCTCCTAACATCTGGAGTTGCATTTATGCTTGTTCTATGTATTGAGTAGATTCTAATATAATCAAATCTTCTATCAACATTAACAACTTCTATATTAAAGCTATTGCTTACCTTATCCTCAGGACTTGCACCTCTATTATTGTATGATATGTAATAAAGTGGAGAAGTATAGAAGATATTACTCTCCTGACCATACTTGTTAAAGTAGGTAAAGGCATACTGTATAACTCCAGGAGCAAAACTACCATTAGCTACAATATTCCTTTCAATAGTGATTTCCTCATTCAGACTAAGTGTCCTCACAAAGTTGAATGAATCAGTATTCCATTTGCTTACTACATCAGATGCAGCAGCTATGTTAATTACTCTTGGCTGATTTAGACCATCAGTCCAATACACTTTTCTAATGTCAGCATTCTCATAGAATGAGATAGTTTCTATAGGGTGTTTATAATTGAATCCTAAATTTCCTCTAAATAATCTCTTTCCAGTTAATACACCATTATTGAACCACAACTTATAAATTCTGTCATCTAACATAGAGTCTACATCTATGTTTAGCTTGTATGGACAATCTACAAAGGTAATATCTCCAATAGAACTTAGGTCAGGAGTAATATCATTTGCAGTATCTTCCCCAGCAGTAAGGTTAGTAATGAGAACATCACAAGGGAATATGTCAGGTGCCTCAAATATATTAGGAGTTATATCTGCTAACCTGTAATCATCATCTCCAGCAGCAAAGATAATAAGCTCATTATTAACTAAAGCTTGCCCAATAGGAATACCTTTAATGTGGTCTCCTACACCTACTATACCTGACTTCTTATTACCTCTCTCATTTATCAAACTAAGCAGAGTACTCTCATCAGTTGGCATCACCCTAACATTCTTATTTTCATAAGAATATTCAGGGTTAAATGCAGAGACTGACAAATCTCTCTGCATTCCTTTTGTCTTGAAGGATATAGATTTAATCATAGTTACTGTAGTTTAATATATTCCTTATTACCAAGAGATGAGAATCCATTATTGAACTCACTTGTCCTTTGTATGAGTGTATTCCACATTCTTGATATACTTTCCATCTCTGATATAGATGGGATTGTAAATTCTGATTGTAGCTGTCCTGCTAAAAAAGCATATTGTTGCTGAGTATTCTGTAGTACAGCAGGTGCAATCTTACCCATATCAAACAGAATGGTAAATGCCTCTCTCTTTATATATGCCTCAAGTGCCTTCAGGAATACAGGATTATCAATAAGTAGTGGAAATCCATCCTTATCTACTGGGATTGCCTTATAGGACACTGATACATCTCCTGTCTTGAAGGATACATATAATACTTGCCCTTGTGTTTTGAAGGACAATTCTTGTGGTATCTTGTAACCAGCACTTCTGTCATAGTGCTCTCTTGGCATGAAATTATCAGTCATACTTCTAAGGCATACACCAGTCTTACATTCCTTAATCTGATTGATAGATATTAGGTCACATGGCAATTTAGCTCTAAAGTCCTCTATATGAAGAACCTCCTCTTTGTCTTGATATAACTTTGGCATACCAAAGATGCCAATGAATGATACTACATAAGAAACTACCTGCTCTAATGTCAAGTCACTTAAAAGCGGATGCCTATGTAACTCATCAAGTACTCTTCTAATATTTGTATATTGATATTCTTTAATCATCCTTAAACCTCCAAATATACCCTTTAAGAGTTTTTAATTTTCCTCTACAACACTCTGAAATATGTGATGGAGAAGTATTTATGTACTTAGCTGCTTCATTAACAGAACTGAATATGTTTAGTATTATACCTTCTTTGTTATATTGAAGCACTGTTTTACATTTTTGAGCTTTTCTGTAAATAGGTAATCTCTCTTCATAAGGTAACTTCATATTATGTTTCTTACCTTTATGAGCCATACTCATCTTTAATTTAGTTTCTTCAGAGTGCTTCTTTCCCAGCATTGTTCCAACTCTGCCCATTTGAGCCTCTGATAATTTCCTTCTATGAGATTCAGAGAGTGGCTTACCAATCTTAGTAGCTCTCATTTTTGCTCTTGTTTCATTAGAAGGAGTATAACCTAAATATCCATCACCTCCATTAGTTATATTATAAGATGCTCCAAGAGCTTTATAATGTCTAATAAGTTCTATCTCTAACCTCTTAGCTCTATCTTCTTCCAAGTTAGTAAATAGCACTTCATGCTTTATATTATCCCAACCATATTTGAGAATAGCATTATAAAATGACTTACATCCCTTATAACCATGTCCATACTCCCATCTTTTATATGCTTTATTTCTGGAAGTAATCCCAACATATACTTTGCCTGATGGAGATGTATGTCTATATAATATACATTTCTTATCTTTCATGTAAGTATATATTTATATTATCATAAGGATTATGTATATAGTTCTTCTTAGGGGTTACTGTTATTTCAGGTAATACTACTCCTCCCTTATAAGTCATCACAGCTTGAGGGTCTTGATTATTATCATTAAGACCAAATAAAGTATAGTTAGGATTTTCCATCCCTTTATCAGTAAGTTCAAACTCCTTAAAAGAGTTCCATTTACCTCTACTTGGATGTGTAGGATGTGCAGGTTTCTTAACCCTGTCATCCCTATGTCCTCTTTCATCAGGATAATATCCTAATCTATTGGCTTCTTCCTCAGGAATAGTAAAATCATAATGATGTGAAGGTTCACCTAAATACTCTTCTCCTTTAGAGTTTCTATATATAGCATCAACCAAAGAACCAGCACTATAAGGATTAAGAGGACCTCCTTTAGCAAATTTATTATAAACCTCTCTAATTGTACCTAAATCTGTAATACCATTTTCAATTCCTAATTTTATATAGGAAGCTCTATCTTTCATTGACAAATCACTCCAGTTCATATCTTGAAAGCATCTAATTTTCCTTCTTTTATTCTTTGTTTTAATCTCTTCTTCAGTTCTCTATTGACATTAAATTCATAGAAGACCTGATTATTATAGTCTGCTAACTGCTTATTATAGTAGACCTTAAAGATTTCTTTTTCCTCCACTTTAACCAGTGTTTTTTCCTTATAGGCTTCCTCATCTTCATACCATAGTTTAAGAGTTCTATCCCAGTCTATAGGTAGATTAGTCTTGACTTTTTCTCCATCAAGACTAACTCTCACATCATATTTCCTTAGCTCTATTCTACCCATTCTATGTGGTAACTTAATATCATTACCATGAAGGAAACTATCAGCTAAGTAATCATTGACTTTCCTTATAATGCTATAGAACTCATGTTCTGTAAGACATCTTCCTATATCAGCCCATTTCCTTTTCCTCAAAAATTTGTAAGCATCATATACTCCTAATGAGTTATTGACCTTATGTTTTCTTGGCTCATTCACCTTTTTAATGGAATTTAGGAAATCAATCAGCCCTTTATCTTTCTCTTCTTGACAAGACTCCATAACTCACTATTTAGATGATACTTCTGATAAATCATCATCAGAATTATTTTCTTTATCCTCTGGCTTATATTCAGCTTTAGTTAATTCCTCTACTACAAGTTGAATGAGTGGGGGAATCAAGGCATTTTCAATAGGGAACTCTCTATCTAATACATCACATACTGTATCACCATTCTCATCAGGACACTGCAATTCTGATGCAGCCTGTGGGTCTTCAAATATACCTGTCATTCTTGCTTTTTCAAGATACAAGTACTGCGGATTGAAAGACTTAAAATATAGGTAATTATCTGGACCAATAGAAGCATAGATGATATTTTTCAGATACTTATTATATCCCACATACCTCATCCTTTCTCTGCTTACATAGGTAATCTCTCCCTGATAGTAATCAACTGGATATACCTTGGGATTGCCTATCTTCATTAGGAAAGGTATCTTCTCCTTACTTCTTAGATAAGAACCACCTTCACAAGGATTACCTGATATAGCAGGTACCTTTATTAAATCTAAGCATATAGTCTGATAGTTACTCTCAGGTATCTGCTTCTTTACATCTGAATATCTTTGCTTAATGAGGAATGTTCTGTATTTCCCTAATAGGAAAATTATGTGCTCCTCAGTGTATAAAGCATCATCTGAATAAAGCTTTAACTCATCAAGGCACATATATACTAATTCTTTATATGTACTCATAATTTTATTTATTAGCTATAACTAAAAATCCCTGCAAATATAAGCATAATTTCTTATATCTGCAAGGACTTTACTATTTTTATGTCAGAAGTATTAATGTAATAATTATACTGACTTGCCTGTACAAGAGATTGAAGTGTTTGCTATATACTCTGGATAAGGTATTAAACAGGTAGAACCATACAGGCAATATAAGGCATTGTCTATGATTCTATACTCTTCTTCTGTTATAAAGGACTTACAATCACTCTCAAGTAAATCATATATGAATATCAGCACTAATAACTTATCTACTTCTGAATAACTCATATATCCTAACTTTGATAGGACATTGAAATATCTTGTAAGTGATTCATTAAGTACCTTGTCCATAGCATCCACAATTAGAAGTTATCACTGAATCCTTTATTCCCATAAAGAATTTCTTCCAATACTTTATAGCCTTAGTATAATGACCTGTCTTTATAGCAAGTTCAAATGCCTTGTATTGAAGTATGTAGTTAATGAAATTCTTAGGAATAGAGCAAGTATCTCCCAATTCTTTGATGTAACTAAAGGCATGTTGGTACAGAGGATAAAGGTTAGATACAACTCCTAATGTAGTAATGTTATCCATCCCACAAGGAGTATTTGCAGCAGGAGTGCCCTTAGTCCTAATATACACAAAGAAAAGATTGTCATTAAGAGCTGGTAACAGGTCTCCTGTTCCCAGTTCTAATCTGACTGACTTAGTATTTCCTTCTATAACTTCTGTATATACAACTTCACTACTTGGACCAGACTCAACAAAGGTATCTTGAGTATCTATCTGCACAGTATCAAGATATACATTTGTATAATACTCTAAGTCCTTGACAGATACATCTATAATCAGCTTCTGCCCATCAGGGGTTATTCTTAACTCATTAAATTGTACCATAGTATGTATTGTTTAATAAAAATAAAGGGAGACTAAACAGCCTCCCTTATTATTTTATCTTCTATTTAAGAAAATGTTGCAACATTGAGACCTGAAGCACTATTGAATGCAGTGATTAGACTGTCAATATCAGTCTTATCTGTACTAACAATAGTGATTGTCTTTTCTGACTTTTGTACTGCCTCATTGCTACCCACATAAGCATAGTGTATATCAAATGTGTAGTAAGTCTTGCTTGGGTCTACAAGATAAGTAGTAGGAATATTGTGAGGGAATCCAATTCCTCTATAAACATCACCTCTCTCACCCATGCAGAAGTACTCAAGGTCTGCAATAGCCTTACCATTACCAACAGTACCATTTGTACCCTCAGTAACTGTACCCCAGATTCTGTCATCACCATTTACAAGTACAGTAGTAGGCTGTACTGTAAAGTACACAGGAGTCTGAGCCATAATACCAAGTCTCCAAGGTTGTTCTACTTCAGTAATTCTAATGCTATCAATATCTGATATAACTGCTGAAGTTCCATCATAGTAGGGATTAGTAGAATTTGTAGCACCAGTATCCTTAGTTGATGGAGTTACTTCCATGTATCCTTTAGCATCGAATCCTCCCTTACTCTTAGTAGCTGCACTATGAACTTCAATCTTAATTAAAGGAACTACTTCCCTACTGAAGTTCTTAGCAATTGACTGAGCAAGGACCTTATAGAACTCATCTGCATCCATACCAGCATAGGCATGAACCATACCATACTTGAAGTACTGGTCTTCATCTGACATTCCTACATATTGTCTGAATGCAATTCTTAGGATATAATCCTGTCCAGCTACAGGAGTACCACCATTAACATTAGAATCCAAAGCCACTGTTACTGACTTCAAATCTCTTGCCATATCCTCTGGAGCTGTAGCCTTGGCATACAAGATATTCTTTATGTCAATAAGGTCACTTCTCATCAGATTATCAGCACCCTTATATTCAAAATACAGATGGTTCTTTGCAGTATCATTCTTCAATGCAATAGTACCAGCAATATCTGATGCTACATAAAGTTGTCTTACTTGATTTGTACTAAATGTTGCCATTTTAATTTAATATTAAATTATACAATAGTTTTATTCTTTTCCTGCATTTGGAACCCTACTTATGATGGCAAGTTTTACTGCTCTCTCAAGTATAGCTCTATGTATTACAGGGTTCAATTCACATTCTGTTTTTACACTTATGCCATTGATTGACAGGTTATCTGTCAAATCAGTTAATATAATGGGAGCAGGTCTTGAAAGGTATCTAACAAGATAACTCTCCACATTATATTTTGATACTATCTCTACCACCTTACCACTCAAATCAAGCCTTAAAGCTCTTCTTTCATTAGTACCTCTGAAAGGGTTTTTTCTTATCCTATGGTACTCATCTTGAGTAATTGGTATTACAGAGATGTCTTCACCACTCATACATCCTAATCCATCATCCTTCAAATTAACTGATTCATAAGTTATGAACCACAAGTCATCAGGTAATTCAAAGAATACAGAGGATTTGGACAGTCCTGTATATCCTACTTTCTTATCAGTAGTTGTGTAAGTCTTTATTAGGTCACTCAAGTATCTTCTGATTTCCTCAGTCCTCTCAAATGAGTCTCCAAATGGATTCTTACCATTATACATACCTATCACTATCTCTTCTTGAGCATTAGTGAGAAATACAGATTTCTCATATTCATCAAGTTCAACAGTGCTTGGTGTCTTTCCAAATGCCTCTATGGTGGAATAGCTATTCAGTAAGGTGTCAAACTCATTAGAAAATTCTTCAGTTGTCATTACTCAGTTCTTTGACCTAATTCTACACTACTCTTCAAGTCTCCTGTATAGGCAGCCTTTGCAAGTTCTACTGCTCTTTGAAGAATTTCTGGATGAAGTATAGGGTCTAATTCACATTCACTAATAGAAGTCTCCCCATCAATACTTACATTAGAATAAGTTTCATCTAAATTAGTAAGTATTATAGGTCTAGGTCTTTTGATATATCTAATTTTATATTCAGATAATTCTCCACCAACTACTATTAATTCTGCTATACCACTATTACTATATTGCAATAATCTCCATCCTTGATTCTTTAATGGGCATTTATAAGGTTTAGACATTAATCTATTGTACTCATCAAAACTAATAGGTACTATAGACAAATACCTAGATGTAGAACCTAATGTTAATTTAGCTGTCTCATTAACTATAAATAAGATGTCAGTAGGTATAGTATATAACTTACTCCTATTATCCATCTTTATATATGAGGAGTCGGAGGATATTATAGTAGGCTCTGAAACTCTGACAAGTGATGAAAAGTCTATCTGCCTCTTGGGACTACCATCAAATCCTTCTTGATACTTATTACCTTTAGGATTAAAATAGTTCTTTAGTATTTCATTTTGTGCCTTAGTTAAGAAGACAGACTTCTCATACTCATCAAGACCTGGAGCCTGATTACTCATTATGTTATTATACAGAACATCAAACTCATTAGAAAATTCTTGTGTTGTCATATTCTTACTTTAGTTTAGCCTCTAAAGCAAACTTAACCTCCTGATGCTTAGGGGAGTTCAAGTACTTAGCTGCTATATTCAATGTAGGCTCCTCATTAGCCTCACATAATGGAGTATTATCCTTTCTCAAGTACAAGTAATTACCCCTGTTAGAAATCAGACCTGCTTCTATAGCTCTCTTAATAAGAACCTTTGTAGAAAGCATTGGGTCAGTAATAACCTTCAAGAATATCTTGCTATCAGCCTGTATTAAGCTATTAACCTTAGTCTGCAAGAACTCAAGTTTAGCAGTCTGTGATGTAGGTCTACCATCAATAGTCTCAACAATAACTCTTAATGTATCAATATCATCCTCAATCTTACCAAACTCCTTATAGCACATCATTGTAGTGCTCATGTTATTCTTAGCAACCTTAGTCTCTTCACCTTCAGAAATGATAACAAACTGATAAGTAGCCTTAGGAGTATCTTGCAATACTTGCAGTGAAGGAGCAATATAATCTTTGTTAGCTAATAGTATCTTATATCTGATATAATCCTCTGGGTCAGATAGATTGAAGTAGTTATCCTGCTTTGTCAATCTTACCTTATTAATACCATTCTCATTGGAATCATCCCAGAAATTATCTACCTTCTTATAGATACTTAGTGCATTATATTCAAGACCCATTATTTCCTCAAGAAATGCCTTTTCCTTGTCTGTAAGGACATTAACAAACATACCTGAAGATAATCTTGGTACCACAAATGTTCTAACTGCACCTTCTGCCATACCTCCTGACAATACATGCTTAGGATTATTACCCCACATACCTGTCAGCTTAGGTACATGTCTTACAATAATTCTCTCATTTCTCAGACAACTAACTAAGGCATCATCAGATACCTCTACTTTCTTTTGTGTCTTCTTAGGGCTTTTTACAATAGCCTCTTCTTTTGGTACTTCCTGTAGTGGAGTTTCTGTATTGTCTATATCAAAGTCAGGTACAGTATAGTCCACCTTCTCTTCCATTTTCTTTTCTGCCATATCTTCTCCTTAATTATATTAAATAAAATAAGGAAAGCAGGAGTTATCCTACTTTCCTTTTTTATCATTAACCCTGTAGGATTGCAGGGATTAGTGACATAGTTCTTGTTGGGTCAAGAACACAAATACCAAGAGTAGCCATTCTGTGAATTATAGCAGAATCCTCATCAAATGACATGTAAGGATTACCCTTTTGACCTGTGAATGGGTTTCTTAGACCCCATTGATAACCTCTATACTCATTGTCACCCTTAATCTTACACTTAAAGATATTAGGTTGGTCCATTGTACCAATGTACATAATATCATATCTGTAAGAGAATGCAACACCTCCATTTGGATGGAGTATCTTATTTCTTACTGGGTCATCATAGAATGGGTCTACATCAATCTTAACTCTAACACCATTAGGAGCCTTATACTCAACAAATTGGAAACCAGCACTCAATGAGTTTTGGTGCAACTTAGATTGAGTCTTTTGAATAACACCAATAGAGCTGTTGTCAAGAACAAACTGTGTCCAACCTGATACTGTCTTTAGTACTTCCTTATGGAATTGGATAGCACCTCTTTCACCAGTCTTAATCAAGAAGTATCTGTCTCCAAAGTCTAACTTAGAAGCAGAAAGCTCATATAGAGCATCTTCAAAAAGCTTCAAGCTAAATGTGTTGTAATACATAGTATTAGCAACTTCCATTTGCTCAAATAGACCAGCACCTGTCTTAATAACATTACCAGACTTACCAAAGTTCATGTACTCACCATTGGCATTTCTGTTGCTTCTACCAAATGCAAGTGCATTGTTCTTGTACTCAGAGAATTGCTGCTCTACTTCCCAGTCTACATTGTGCATCCACATTGTAGCAACTGATTTAGTATATCTACCCTCAGTTTCCTTAACAATAGGAATACCTACAGCCAGCTTCTTATTCAACATAGAGCCTGGAACCTTGTGTTGGATTCTTACTACAGACCACTCATTTCTCATAGAAACAGGGCTTGTAAATCTTACATCACCAACCTTTCTTGAAAGTTCCTTCTCAACAAATGCAGCCTCAACTGAGAATCTCTCACCTGCAAGCAATCTTTCAGCAGGAACACCTGCTGTATTACCACCAGCAAGCTCTACCTTATACACTGCATTAGTACCCTCCATTCTTGGGTCTCCAAGTATTCTGAACTGATAGATTTCATTCAGATTACCTACAATGTACTCACCATCAGCAAACCAATCCTCAGGGAATACTAAATAGAAAGGAGCAGTGCCTACTCCAACCATACCACTGGCATCTGTAACAACAGTACCATTTTCATCTCTTGCCTCTACAAGAGGAATGTTTCTCCTTGAAGAACCAATAACATCCCAGTAGTACTCATTATCATCCTCAAACTCTCTTGTTGGGAATTGATTTAGGAATGTGTCAAGTGTCTTTCCTCTGTAATAAGCCAACAGTTGCACCATTAGGTTTGTAGCCTTCTGTGGAGCTAACTGAAAGATAGAACCAAGGTGGTTTTCCTTAGTAAGACCCTTCCAGTGTTGGAAGCCTACCATTTGAAACTTACCTAATTTTCCAGCCATTTTTACTTAAATTTATCAGTTATTTTACTCTATACTATAGGCTTAGACATCAAGATTCCACCCTTTTCCTATGAAAGATTCAGGGTCCTCATCAACTCCACTCACAAACTTTAGATTACCATCTGAGGTTCTTGCTGTGTTGTTGAGAGTATGTTCCAGCTCTCTAAGACCTTTCTTTACTTCTTTCCTTACTTTACCTTTCACCAAACCATCAAGGTTCTTAAAGCCATCAGTTAGTGTGAAAAGTAGCCCAATGTTCTTTAGGAAGTCTGTTCTGTTCTCCATTTCATACTTTTGGATAGCAGTAAAGTACTCTCCTGTATCTGGGTCTTTATACACAGGCTTAGCTATATTATCATAAATCTTCTGTCTTGTAGATTTATCCACTGATAAATCCCCAAATACATCCTTGTCATTAAGGATTGATGATTTAAGCTTTTCAGCCTGGTCCTTTCTTTTTTTCTCTTCCTCTTCTGCTTCTGACTTAGCATCATTAACAAGCTCATCATACTTATCTCTGAAGAAGTCAATATTACTTTTCAAAGCCTCTTTTGCATCATCAATATCAGTACCAGCATTGAAAGACTTCTGTACTTCTCTTGTAGCTCTTTCCTTACTATAACCTCTATTGATAAAGTCTTGATAAATTAGGTCTTTTCTAAGTTTCTCTCCCTTATCACCTTCATCAGAGATATTCTCCTCCTTAATAGAATCAAGGAAGTTTATAGTATTCTCATACTTTCTAATCTCTGTAGGTTCAACTCCAGCATTCAAGGCTTCATCAATTCTTTTCTGTCTTTCATCAAGACCTGCCTTTATCTGTTGGTCAATCAAATCTCTAAAGTCTTCAGGGTCTTTAACCTTAGATAAGCCATCATCATCAAGGTCTGGGAAGATACCTTCCTCTTTCAAGGCTTTGGCAATGGAAGAGTAGAAGTTTTTGGGAGAAGTGCCATCCCCTTTAGGAGTGGTATCTTCCTTTTCCTCTGTATTTTCTTTTCCACTACCTACGCTCTCTGGTGTATCAGTAAACAAGTTATCTACATCAACAACCTCAGTAGTTTCTTCTTTATCCTTACTTGGCTCCTCCTCTTTCTTGGGAGGCTCCCCATTTGCAGGTGGGGCATCCTGTGTCTCATCATCTTCTACAAACAGATTCTCAATCTCCTCTGCTCCTAAGATGTTATCTAAGCTAAGTTCTTCTTCCATACTCTTCTACCTTTTTGTTCTTAAAACAGTGCAAAGGTACATAAAGTTTTGCATATCTACAACATGGTAAATAAATTGTTTTTACTTGTATAAGTAAAATACTTGCAATATAGGCAAAAAGAAAGGGTAAGATTATCTCTTACCCTTATCTTATTAGTATTCTCCAAGATATTCTACTACCTTGTTTTCAGCTTTGCAATCTGCATCCTTAAACCAGAATACAATAGCAGATTCAACTATCTTCTGCTCTATACCATCACCAAACCAGTTCTTAAACAGTTCTGCATAGTCATGGTACTGGGAGTTGATTGCAACATATACATCAGCTACTGTAACAGATGTAGGGAGTATTCCCCTATATCTCTCACAAATCTCCTTTGCTTTGTGCATATCAAACTTCTCACCACTGTACTTTCTGCCATTCTCAGTATGATACATATCAGCTACAAGATACTTAGCTTCAGATTCAGTAAAGTGTTCACTCTCTGAACCATTCATTGAGTTTCTCATGTATCTCATCATCCTATCCATATCACCACTTCTCATGCCAGACTCATTGAATCTATCAGAGAATCTATCACTTCTTGAATCAAACATATCCATGAACTCATCAGGTCTATTATGCCTTCTCATATAGAAGTCATCCATAGGCATGAAGTCTCCTTCATTACCATGTCTCATTGAACTTCTCCTATATTTACCCATAAAATCCTTGAATTTATCCATGAACTCATGCTCATTCATACCACCCATACCTTTCTTCTTTAGGTACTCATACATCATAAGTTCATCCATATTCTTAGTCTTTAGTGATTAACATTTCCTTGAAAGTCTCTAAATCTGTCATATTCAATACCAGTCTCTTATTAGTTAATGGAAGATTGAATTTAATCTCTCCTCCACCAATCTCTATGTCTCCAACAAATGAGGTCTTGAAGGTGAATGGATTGGTAGTCATCAGATTCTCCATCATTTCAGCAAGGATATTCTCAATGTCTATATTACCATCCTTGTCAGCTATAAGGTCTAAAGCCTTGCTTACCTTACTAAAGTTCTTATCCAATGCTCTTGTAATAAGAGGTTTCATAAAACCAATCATAGGATTCCTTTACCTTTTCTACTTGCTTCTCAATTATTTCCATAGTAGCAATTTTTGAAATTAGTTATTGTTTTATCTCTCTTATTGTAAGCTTACAGGTGCAAAGGTAAGTAATATTTCTCAGGATGCCTATCAATGCTAAAGCCCCATATATCATATTGATATACAGGGCTTTAACTTAGTAATATGTTGCTAAAAAGAATAAAAAAAAAAGCAGCCTTATCTGGCTGCTCTATCATGCTTATAGAATATATCTGTTATCTTGTCATATATGTAGGTTATAAGGTAAGCATCTACCTCATCATTATCTTCTTGAGGAGTATAGCCTATATATCTCCATATAGAGTTCTTTATGTGCTCAGCTTCATGGATAATGCTACTTCCCCTCTTAGAATTGATAGCTACAAGAGATGCTCCATATTGATTTATGGTTATAGCTTTTCCTTCCTGCTCCATTTCTTCTTTGGGCAAGAATCTTCCTAACTCCTCCCACTTGTCAAATATGACTACAGTTAGTTTATAATCAAATATAGGTATTATCATCTTCTTTTGGGTTATCATATTTTCTCCTCCTAAGTATTATATTATAAGTCCTTAATAGGCATATTACTAAGCAAGAGATGGCTTTCTGCTGCACTTCTTGACAAACTCATCTAACTCTTTCTTAGACCAACTTAATTCTTTAAAACCTATCTCATGCTTACCTCTTGGTAACTTTCCTTCTCTGACATAGTTATCAAAAGTTGCTCTACTGACATTCAAATATTCACAAGCTGCATACTTGCTTAATCTTTTCTCCTTGTCAGTAAACCTCTTCAAACTATCTACTATTTCAAGGGCTTCTCCCTCAGATATATTTGAATTGCCTGCATCAATATCATCTATTATCTTTTGTAGCAGGCTTCTTATGACTTTTAACATACAAATAAACTGTTATAAATATAGCTATTCCTGTAAATATACTATATATCCCAAACATTGAATAATTATCTACTGGGATACCTACATACACATCATATACATTTATCAGATTTATACCTAAAGCATAGTGTATAGGCATCCTATGGTATTCACAAAACTTAAATACATAAGATGAAACATATAGAAATAAGAAAAACATTAAGTAAACTATGTAATTAACTAATGTAGAACATATATCTATATAATCTAGTATTGTAGATAAAATATAAAGTGCTGCTATAATAAATGGCAGCACTTTAATAATTATTATCTCTAATTTGTATAAGCTACTTTTTAAGTTTCCCTCCGCAGCCATATCTTCTACTTTTACTTATACCTGCTTTTACAGTATTAGGTTTTCTTCTTCCTCTAGCTCTAGCCATAATCATTTTAATTTAAATGTTACTTACTCTTTTTACCTTTTCCCTTGCCTTTGCATCCACATTTCTTTGCCATAATCATAAAATTTTAATAGTTATTTTTTCACCTTTATCATGCTTGTCTTTAAGGAGTTTGTATAACTCTTTGAAGGTTTCTCTGCTGTTTATTACTTGACCCTTAACTTTATTAACACCTACTAATAGGCATCCTGCTGAGTCTTTGTCAGTATTACCAGCATGAATAAGTATGCCTTCAAATCCCTTTACATTAAGTAGTCTTGGCACTTTACCATTACATACTTGCTTGTAGAAACTATTAGTGCAGTACTTAGGAGAACTTACATCCAAGGTAATCTCATAAGTACCTCTTGGTATAGCTGTAATTGAGGGCTTCTTCAGCTCCCTAATCTTAGCTATGCTCATAGAACTGTCAAGTCCTCTATCAGCATCTTCAAGCACATTGCAGAACCACTTCCCATCAATAGTAAGATTACTTATTGTGTAGTTCTGCTTCTTCCATTTTCTGTCCACTACTAATTCCATGTTCATTAAAAAGATTTAAGTCTCTCTTTCTCAGTTGGCAGGTAAGGTCAGTACATATGGAACTCATAAGGTTAAACATTTGTTTCCTAAGTTCCCCCACTTCCTGCTCCAATTCTGTATTTCTTTTTAGCACCTCTTCCAATCTCTCTCTATTATCAGTAGAGAGCTTCTCATAAAAGTCCAATGATTCTTTCATGTTACTTATGAGGTTACTATCAACTTCACTATCATACTTCTTTCTTGCAAAGAACCATGATGTCCAGCCACTGACTATTGTGGTAATAAGCCCTATACCTCCAGTGATTAGTATTCCTAAGTCAATCATAATTATTCTATAATCTCTACAAATTTATTATTAACTTCTTTTATGTAGGGATTCTTCTCCTTTATATTAACTTCCATTACCCAATGTTTCCTTTGAAACCACCTAAATAAAAAGAATTTTTTAGGTGGATTTATTGTTTCCTTCTTCTTATTAACTATAATATATTTTTCACTTATAAATGTAGGATTGGTAGTAATAAGATTAGGGTATTTTAGCCCTAATCTTATACTATACCATTTATCTCCTATTATAGTATCTATGTCTAATGTAGGTTCTCTGAACAGAGTATCTCTAAATACTATTGTATCTTTCTTTGTAGCCTCAGATAAGAGATATTGCATCTGTTTCAAATCCTTATTCTTTATCTTTAACTCCTTTCTAACCTCATTCATCTTTTCTAAAATAGAGTCATTATAATAGTTAAGCTGCTCAACAGTAAATTTAAATATCCTATTCTTATCCTCTAATAGAGAGTTTTCAGTAATAAATGCTTTTTCATTAGATATAGATATGGATAAGTCTTCTTTTAATTTTTGATTCTTATTGTATAATATGTAGGAACTAACTGATAAAGAAACTATTAATATAGCTATAATTATACTCACATATTTATTCATACCTATCATATGTCTATACAAATGCAAATATATAAAAAATAAATAAACTATGCAATAATATAAATAAATTATTTATTACTTTTTCTTAAAAACTATTTGACTTTTTATTAAAAAGTAGTTTTAATAAAGTATTTTTTGTATTTTGATAAGAGGAGTGCCACCGCACCCCTCTTTCTTATCCAAACTTACTGAGTTATTCTACAATATCAGTGATAGATGTTTCGCCAATAAATTAGCAATGCGATTATTACATTCTCCAGTTTTATCAGCACCTGGATGCGTAGAGTCTGGCATCCAAACTTCAGTCATGCTGACTTCTCTCAGTTCTTCTCCAATTTTCCAATATCCATCTTTCCAGTATCCATAAGTTTCTATCCTCGCTGGGCTTATTCCTGTCAATTCCCACAATTTAATTATTGGTATTCCCCAATAATTCGCAATAAATTCTTGAGCCTGTGTTATTTTTTTTGCACGCTCATTAGAAGTATTTTCATAATGTCCTATAATTACTATCTTTGCTCTTGGAACATATTTATAGATTGTTTTAATTAAAAAATTAATTGCACCTATATATGTATTACGGTCAAATACATCTTCAGGCAATTGGTCTGCAACAAAATCACCACCTAAAGGATTTATCCAATCATTAAATCCGTGGTCTATTACAAAAATATCAGGTTGAGTATATGTACCATCAAGGTATGGTATAAGTTTTTTTTCATAACTACAATTACGTATTAGCTCTTTCATTTCATCAGTTAATACATTAGGTACATCGCTAACTGTTGAATTAGCTAACAACAACTTCCATTTATCCCAATTATTGATTAGTTCCTCTTTTTCTGATAATGTTTGTGTGAGTGAATACATTACTGCATCATAAGGTACTCCAGTCCATCCATACCCATCTTCTGTATTGGTAGAACCTCTTCTTGCCATCGAACTACCTTTTGCCACATTGTAGATGTTGCAATATAATAGGTCTCCTACAATTTTAGGATAACCACCTTCAGGTATTGATGTTCCACACCACCATATGCTCTTATTCGCTGGTGATAAAAGGTTAATTGTGTTAGGGTCTTCTTGGTTTATTCTCTGTAAACAAATGTCATTTCCTCCCCATGTTAACTCTCCAATTTCAAGCAGCTTGTTATAATTAATCACACAAAACCATGTACCATAATCAGTGATATTCTTTATCAATATTCTGTCTTTTTGTTCTATTTTAGCTAAATCGTCTTGCGTGAGGCCAAATGAGCCTATAGGAACATTTGCCGTGTAATCTTGTACCCATAGACTAAAAGTGTTATCTCCAGAGTGATTAGGGGTTAGTACATTTATTATAAAATCATGGTCTTTTGCAAATCTTTTTGGGTTTATACCAGCAGACACAATTACCTCCGAATATCTAATCAATAAACTATCAGAAACTGAATCAGTACGTTTATATATTCCATTTTTTGATTTGATAATATCCACAACATTGTCGATATAAGCATATCCTTTGCCTTGCGCATTACAATAGGTTGTTAATGCAGACTTATCACTAATTTTTTGAATTTTAAATGAATAATTTGTCCACACCAACGCTCTTCCTGCTTGTAGAATTGTATTAAAGTCAACTTCTGCTTGCAATTCTCCACATTCGCCGTATGCTTGTATTGTCTGTATTGTTGATGTATCAATATTAATTATTTCCGATTCATATTTAGCTGCATCAACCTTACTTGTTATATTGTAAGCCCAAATTCTGTATTTTGTCTGTTCAGTTCCATCATCGTATGCAGAACAAACATAAAGCACTATTTCATCGTTTTTATAAGAATCTTTCGGAATAAAACGTATGCTTTTTATTGCATCAATAAAAAGTCCAAAATTTGGTGGCAATGTTTTATTACTTGCTAATTCTAATCCAATTTCTTTTAGCGTATTGTAAGTATCGGTTTTGTCATTTAATAAATTTTCAATATTAACAGTATTCTGTTCTACTTGATATGGTATATAACCTTTGAATACTTTAATATTAAAGTTAGGTATTGAAGACCTTAGTCCGAAATATAGCTTCAATCTTGTTACATTGCTCTTTGTTGAATATAAAAATTTAATTGTATTCTCTGAATAATAATAAGTAGTTTCTCCTTCTATTTCACCAGAATACTCTGTTATCGCTATATAATCAATCTTATCAGATAGGGTGAAATACAAATCACTACCATTGGGAATTTCTTCATTAATGAATAATAGTTTTCCATTTTCTAATGATATCGTCTCATTAAGTATTACACCATTTTTTGATAATTTACTTTCTAGCTCGGTAAATTTTTTAGAAGATATTAACTCTATCCACTTACTAATATCAGACCAGTTTGATACAGAATCACCAGTAAATATGTAGGATTTCCATCCTTCAGATGTTTGAAACTTACCTTGAAAACCAAGTACTCTATCTTTTGAAGGCACTTTAGCAATAGCTTGTTCTAAAGTTAGAACCTCTGCTATATGGTCAGCATTATAATTAGTAGATATATTTACTACTCCCCTCCTATTAAGAATGTTATCAAGTCTTTCATTACTCTCATCATAGACAGCCTTGACAGAGGTAACAGGATATACATCAGTACTCTGAGTACCTCCTACTAATTCATTCTCTGTTATTTTCTTTATTTTTCCCATTATTATAATTTATTTAAGGTATTAATATACCACAAGCTCTTAATTGTCCTAGTAACGTATTTAATACTCCTGCAACTTGTGGAGCTGTAGCATTATCTGGATTAGCAATATCAACAATGTTAATTCCTGCTTTAACTCCACCAATAGTTGTTTTTGTTGCAGCAGGCAAAGTATAAGAATTATCCTTTAAGGTAAACTCACTAATTTTACTTACTTCACCATCTATTGATAATTCCTTCTTTATCTGTCCTACCTCTTTATCTAGACTATTTACTTTTTCCTCAAGCTCCTGTATATCTTCAGAAGTGTCATTTAGAGGAATCCATCCCTTAGTTCCATATACTTTTAGCTCTCCATTATTAAGCCATAAGCTTTGAGTACTTGGGGCTTTAATATCTTCTACAATATCTCTAAATCTTCTCATTTATTTGATTTTTGAGTTGTTTTGTTTATCTGCTTTTCTTTAAGTTTTGCATCAGACCTTGCCTTGTCTTTATCAAACTCTAATCTTTCCCTATCAAGCTTAATTCTCTCATCAAATTGTCTTATTGATTCCATCAGTTTATCCTTAGCTTCTTGTGAATATTCAGGCTCTATTATGCCATCATCTTCACTATTCTTGCTATAGGCTTGCATCTGTGCAATAAGAATCTTTGTCTCATTATCTCTTTGGTTAAGGGCATCTTCCTGCTGCATCTTAGCCTGTTCCATTTGAGCCTTCTGTTCTATCTCTTGTTGCTGTACTTGCAACTGTTGTTGCTGTGCTTGGGCTTGTCTCTCTTGAATACTTCTTTCATCCTTTTCAACAAGTCTTTGCTTTTCAGCAAGTGAAGATGAACTGAATAGCTTCATAATAGTTGAGAATGATAGAGTCTGGTTCTGCAATGCTGCCTGAGCTAAAGTATCAAGTTTTGAGTTTAATTCTTGAACACCATTGCTACTATCCACTACAAGACCATAATCAGCTTCTGCAAATTCATCACCATCTATCTCCATAACTCTCATTGAGTTATCTGATAAGATATATTGAAATTTCTTGCTTCTGCCTCTCAATGCTATCTTAGCTGTTTCAAGTAAGCACTCTAATGCCCTCTTCTTGACATCCTCATGTACTACAAATAGCCACTCTGTAATGTGAGAAGATTGCATCATGCTTCTCTCTACTCCACCTACTGTCTCTCTATTACTTACTTGACCTTCTCTCTGTTTGGTAATACCAGCAACTTCTGCCATTTCCATCTTGATAAATTCAAGAAGATTAATGTATTGCTGTATCTGATTACCATCAGAAGCTGTAATTACACCAGTGGAAGCATTGTTTAATGCACCTGCAAGTTTACCTGTAGCTGCACCTACATTACCCTCATTGAAGCTGTCTTCTACTGCAAGACCCATTGTCTTTGCATAGTATAACCACTTTTCTACATCCCATCCTTTAGGCTTTTTGGCAAAGTCAAGTCTAACTAATGAACCCCAGTTTCTTGCTATCAGTTTATTCAATCTATCATGTATTGCATCATACAAGTAATTGTATGGCTTCATCATGTCTACTAAACTAAATGGTCTGTTGTCATTAAGGTTGTAAATAGAGCCAACAATTCCAAAGTGACATCTTGAAGGGTTACTTAGTCTATTGTACTGAACTACTCTTGGTCTCATATTGACATAAATATCAGTACCAATCTTAGTTCCTTCCCATGCTTCATTGATGTAGAATACCTGTTCCTCTTCTCCAGCATCCTTATCTATTACATAAGTTTCTGGATAGAAGTTAAATACTTCTTCACCTGTTTGAGGGTCATAACTTCTTACCTTCTTAATCTTTCTCCTTGACTTCCAATATACTCTAAGTACTCTCAAGTTTCCTGCAACATCATAAGGAAGAAGTGAGTTATTAACTCCATCATATCCTCCTAATGGGTCCCAAAAGAATCCCTCTGTACTTATTTCATCTCCTATCATGTGGTTATTGACAAAGCCATATCTTTCATCTATGTTATCCATAGAGTCTGTAGCAGCTTGACCTACATGGTCAGGCATCTTCTCTATGTACTCCATGTCTTTCTTTGTCAATACATCATAATAGGTATCAATGACTTTTCCTGGACTCCAATAATCTTCAAGGATTACCATATCTGCATCCTCAATCTTATTGCTATATCCTGACTTAAAGATTCTTACCTTGAGTGGATTTAATCTCTCAATAGTAGGCTCACCTCCTACAATATCACATTGGTAAATTTCTTCACCAACTGCCATTGCATCCATGAAGCCTTGGTTGAACATTAGAGGGATATTTAATTCCTTTACATAATGGTTTAATAGGGCATTTGCCCTTATTTCCCTCATGTCCTGCCACTCATAACTGTAATAGTCATTTATCTTTTCAAGCTCCTGATTAGCCTCCTCCTCTGACTGAGAAGTATTAGATACCCACTCTTGCAGCTTCTGTAGTAATTCTTGCTTCTTGTTATTCTCTATCTCTGTAATAGCATTAGGGTTAGTAACTACTACCTTGAAGTCAAAGACTCTCTTACTTTCCTCACCTCTAAGCACATTCAACTTACTATTCATAATAGGATAGTGTTGAATCCTATCAGGTATGAAACCTGCCTGTAGCTTCTCAGGATTCAATATCATCTCAAGGTCACTCATGTGGAGTTTACCATTGAGCAAGTCATAGTTAATTTTCTTATGTATTACAGATTTTCTAACTAAGCTATAATTGAAGAAGGTCTTACTATCAGCCCAATCAAGGTGTGCCTTTCTCCATTTCTTATTCTTTTTTGAGAAAGGTAATTGTTGTGGGGGTAAATTTATAAGATTACTCATATTCTATTCTTCAATTTAATTACTGTGCAAAGGTAAGTAAAATACTTGACCTATGCAAGTATATAAGTAATTTATTAACCATTAGCCTTCATTTTTACTAAATTTACTGCCTGAACCTAAAGTCATAGTTTCTCTTGAAGAATGGGTCATTACCAGCATAACTATTATTAGCTCTCTCTTGCTTCTCCTTACTAACATCCCCTTGGTATCTTATCATTCTATCTTCCCTTAGAAGCATCAGCATACCCATAGCAGATATTCTATCGAAGTTACCCTCAGAGTTGTAATTAATAAGCTCTTTTAGCAGTGCCCTGTTCCTTACAGTAAATAACCTTGGAACCATCACTTCTTTCTCTTCTCCATCAATAGTCTGCATAATAGGAACTGGAGCCAATAGCCAGCTTCTCAATCTACTCCTTGCATAAGCATTAATGGCAGGAGAGGCATTAGTACCTTTTGACTTGTTACCATAGCCATCCTTCATCATCTGCTTTTCCTTTAAGAAATCAAGAACATCTGTAAGAAGATAAAGACTATTTCTTGTCGAGAAGTGAGAGAATAAGCCTTTCTTATTATACTCATAATTCAACCTACCATTGTAGAATAGACAAAGTTTTCTACAAATCTCATAGTAATCATCAGCAAAAGATGGTCTTCCAGTATATTCAGCCACTATCCTATCTGTCCATAGGTCTAATACAAATATAGAACCTAAAGACATAGTATTTGACTCATCATCATCATAAGGGTCAGCACCTAATATATACCTGTCATTATATGGCTTACCTGTATTCTTATCAATCTCAGGCATTTGGTATATCTCAATAGCACCCTCTATCTTATTATCCTTATGAGGAAAGTCCCTAATAGGTATGGCAGAGGTAGGTTTGTACTCTACTTGACCATCTTTATTAAATACCAAATCACCTACATATACATCATCATACTCTGTAGGGTTAGCATCTAATTGACCTACTCTTTCAGTCAAGTCAGCTACAGGGAACATATTTACACCTGTCTTAACAATAGCCTCAGCAGGAGTAATAGGAACCTCAGCAATGGTCTTAATGATAGTATTAGGGTCAGTAGAATTGTACTTTACTCTGTACCTATTCATAAGAATCTCAATAAGAGCCTTAATCACATCAGATACACCATTCTCATTATAGCATCCCTTTCTATTCACATAGCCAGGAAAGAAGAATACAAAGTAAGGTTTACCTTGATTATACTTATCAAATACATTAGGTAAGGCATACATATTATAACCTTTTGGATTATACATAATTTCTTGAGCACCAGCAAAGTCTGACTCATTATCACCAGCAGTACCTAACATATAGATTTGACCAAAGACAATATCACCTTCTTGTACTGAAGGCAACAATACATTATACAAGTCTACAAGTCTTGGGAATGTACCAAACTCCTCAATAAGAATCTTAGCAGCTCTCTTACCTCTCAACTTAGATTCATCATCCTTAGATGATACTCCAAGTACTGTATTTTGAGTACCTCTTTCAATATCAAGGTCTACATCCTTATATCCCATTATCCAAGTCATTTCCTGCAAAGAGTTCTTTAATCTCTTTCTTGGAAACTGGGTATTGGTTGCACAGAAATTAGCCATATCTACAAACTTATTAAGAACACCATCCTTAGTAAGGTACTCCTTCTGATAGGCAGTTACTATACCCTTTACCTTTTCATGTGCTTCTTCATTTTCACCTACTACAAAGATGTGGTTAAGTATGGATGCAAGACTATATGACTTACCTTTACCTCTGGAAGCAAGCTCAGCCATGTGCTGACCTCCCTCAAAGTTATTGTACAAGCCACCATTTGATGCTTGGTCTAAGCAATGGAATCTCCAATAGATTCCTTCCCAACATTCAGGAAGTGCTTCTATTCTATCAGCTCTTTTAGACTTTCTCTTTTTACCATTCTTATCCTTATACTCTCTAATCTTAGAGAGCATCATAGGAGAATAGTTAAGGAACCAATACATATAGCCTGTAACCCATTCTCCATCACTTTCCCTCACATAACCATCCCAGATTCTTCTCCTTTCCTCTCTTACCCATTTACCATACTCACTATTAGGATTGGCATTAGGTCTGAGGTTAGTAAATGTACCATATTTCTCATAATGTATAGCAGATGGTCTGAAATAGTCCATATCCTCCAATATATGAGGATTAGCCAAGTCCACAATGATTCTACCTCTATCATCTCTTGGTCTATCCTTGGCATGTTCTCTTGTAGGACTTATCAATCTCTTGACAAACTCTACATTATTTATAATATCAAATAACTGGTCCTGAACCTCCTGAGGAAGGCTATTAACCAATTCCTCAGTCAGCTCAGTCTGATATTCATTCATTTCTATCTTCTGAACCATAGCCTTTATACTCTCCCTCTATTACCTGCTCATAAAAATCAGAACCAATCCAATTAAATATCATATTACTTAGCATGATATTCATCTCCCTATTCATGCTCTCTTCCTGACCATCAAGAACCTTTGCAGTATGCTCCAGCACCATAACTTCATAGGATTTACCTTTCTTAGCAAACCATAAAGTGTACTTATATATCTTGTAAGCTTTGAATGAAGAATGTGGCTTTATCTCTTTCTGTAATACAAGGTGTCCTGTAGTCTTTATGCCTCTATCTTTCCTCTTTGTCTCAATATGTAAATTAAAACCTTCTATAATGTCTTCGGCTTTCATAATTATAATGTTAGGTCATCTTCAAAAATTGTTTTCTCTCCAGAACCTCTCATCTTACCTGCATTTCTAATTTCTGAAGCAAGAGCCTTCTCAGCTTCATCTAAATCCTTTACAAGAGAAGGAATTTGCTTGATTGTAGCTGTAATAGTATTAAGTGTGTATACTGGCTTACCTTTATCATCAACCTGTGTAAGGTCAATATCCCTTAATAGCTTTCTTAACTTATCTACTGCATATCTTGTGTCCTCAAGAAGCAGCGCGGAAGTTGGCTTAAAACTGTTATAGAATACCATAGCTTCTTGTACTATCTTGTCAGGTTCCCATTTAGGAGGGAGACCTTCTCCTTCTTTAATAGCTTCTTTTCTCTCATCTTCATTAGTAAGATATTGATAATCACTTCTTGGGTCATTCATAAAATAAATAAATCCAAGCTCCATAATAGCCTTATCCTTATTAACAGTCTTATCTCTTTGCCATATTTGTCTGAAAGGTTTAAGAGCAAAGGCTTCCTCAGATATTACTACTTTGTAACCTTCATATTTGAACAATTTTATCATAATCTAAGAAAAAAAAAAGAGTGTATCAAGATTAGTTTTCCTGATACACTCTTTTGAGTTATATAATTAGTTTCTTCTTCTCTGGTTGAATGATTGGTGAAGGAGTTGGGTCAGGAACTTCCTCATACTCTTCAATAATGAAGTCAATATCCCTATCCTGTAGTAATAGGCACTGCTTTCCATCCATCTCAACAACATCAAAGTTGTAAGTTATGATAGGGTTATCAGTGATTACTCCATCCTTTAGAGAACCTTCTTTGTGTTTCTTTACACCAAATCTTGTAGGATTAACCCATACTAAGTCACCAACCTTAATGTCTCTAACAGAGCTACCCACTGCAAGTACCCTCTGATATTCTTTCAAGCTGCCTTCTCTCTTAGTCACATCAATAAGACCAGCTCCTATCATCATATCATGCTCATACTTATCCATTGTAGTGATAAGTGCAGTGAACATTGGCTTTATCTTTTTTACTTTTAACATTTCTTCTCCCTTATCTGTTTTATAAACTTAAATCTCTTCTTACATCCCATAAGTCTATCCCATGTTACACATAATTTTCCAAGGCTTGGGATGTTGAAATTTGTTCTTAACTTAGCAAAATCCTCTTCATTAAGATTCTCCTTTAATGGCAAGGACTGTATGGATTGATTAATGAATAACCAAAATGCCTTATATGTTTTATCTACCACTTCTTTAGGTAAATTCAACTCTTCAGAAACCTTACCAATTATATCAGGATAATTCATTTCAATTCAAAAAGTAACAATAGTTGGAAAGTGCCAGTCTCCTCATCAATGTTAGGAATAAACCTTGGATTAATCTTGCCATCAATGATAACCTTATTCTTCCTTAGCTTGCCCATAATTACTTGAAAGTGTGGGAGAGTGATATTACACTCTTCCCTTACTTTCTTCTTTGTATCTTCACTCATTGTAACCTTATCAAGTATCTCATTGTCCTTGATAACTTTACTGAGTTCATATCTCTGCTTAACAAAGGATGTAATTACATCAATCTCTCTATCAGTTAGCTTATGAAAAGGCTCTAAAAATTCAAACCAATATCTAAAGAATTTACCATTTAATGAAGTGGGGATTCTAACTATATTGTTAGCCTTCTTCATCTTGTAATTTACTCTTCAGTTTTAATATCTGGTGTTTCCTCTTCCTTGTTATCTTCTTCAGTCTCTTCAGGAACTGTCATAATTTCCTCAATCTCAGCAATACACTTTTCAAGGAAGTCCTGCTTGAACATATGTCCATTCTCTACTACCTTAAACAAGTAGTCAAGTCTCTTGAACATATTACCCATATTAGCAGCCTGTAACTTCATATACAACTGCTTAACCTGCTCACTAAGCTGATGAGCTATGTTCTCTAACTGCTCATAAGACATCTTCTCAGGTCTCTCTGTTTCCTTTGCTGTTGGCTGCATCTCTACAACCTTTCCCTTTTGCTCTTCCATTTTACTTTATAATTAAATTGTTAATACTCTTCAAGGTATCTGTGTCCATATCTATTCTTGTAGAGGGTCTCCCATTCCTCTATTGAACATTCTCCTATATCAGTGGAGCCACACTCATCACAGTAATCTGAATCCTCCATTCCTGGAATGTTCCTAATATTCAATGATAGACAATGCTTGCAGTATAATACTGGTACTTCATTGTAATCATTAGGCTGATTTTCTGTGTTTAAGTTGCTCATAAATCATCTTCTTTCTGTCATTCAGACTATTCTTACCATGCTTAGCATTGTTAAAAGGTCTCTTAGGATAAATAAATCCATCAAGAGATATATGACTTCTTCTGATTGCTCTCCCTACAGACTTAAACCTGCTTACTGCTTCATAGGTTCTCAGGTGAAGAATACCTCTTTCATAGAAATCTCCTACAATATCTACTCTATTCTTCTCCATGTAATCCTTGAACTCCTCTTCACTCATCAAGGGTCTTTCTATTGTCTTCTGCTCTTCCATTTCCATAATGTTTTTATTTAAAGTAGATTAATACAAACTGACCATTTTCTTTAAGTAGAGAAACTATATCCTCTCTCTTAATTCCTTCCTCATTGGCTGACCTTACAATACCTCTGATTGTAGTATCAGTTAATGCAGTCATAACTTGATGAACCTCTGAACCATTGGTCTTTTTGGTTCTTGTCATCTTTGCCTTTTCTATCTCTTCCATATTACCTAAATTAGTTGCGGGGGAGAGACTCGAACTCTCAACCTCAAGGTTATGAGCCTTGTTAGCTACCATTGCTATCACCCCACGATGTATATTTGAGCAGATAGTGGGAATCGAACCCACACATTAACATTGGAAGTGTTACATACTAACCTTTATACTATACCTGCATTTGAGTAGATAATCAGACTTGAACTGACCCCTTGACATTGGCAATGTCATGTGCTAACCACTAACACCATACCTACATTATAGAGCCTCCTGAAGGATTTGAACCCTCTCTTCCTGTTTACAAGACAGGCTTGCTAAACCATTAACACTAAGGAGGCATTGTAGTCTAAGAGGGATTTGAACCCTCAATCCCTAAAGGGCGAGGGATTTTAAGTCCCTTGTGTATACCAATTCCACCATTAGACCATCCTTTATGTTATACTCTAACATCACAAAGCTCAAATAGATACTTGTATTTTAAGATGTTATGTATAAAAGTTTCACATTCAGACTTTATACCAGAATAAATAGTATCTGTAGGTATTGCTTCATAGAACTTTACTGTTCCACTCTTAACTTCTCTTATAAAGTCTATAGCATTTAATGCCTCACTTCCTATACCTCTAATAACATTAGGAGCCATGTGACCTAATAGTCCTTGGTATTCTTCTGCAAGGCTATCTTGATAGTCCGATATAATACCTAGAAATTCATCAAGATACACATGGATATTCTTCTTAGGTGCTGCCCAATGCAGATTCTTACACTTAGTCTTCCAACCTTCAAGCTGATTTAAGAAGTTGATAAAGAACTGAGAACCAGATACTTCTGTACTTCTGCTTGATTCCATTGGAGTAAATAGATTATCTTCTTCAAACATATTCTCTTATTTTGATGGTGCAAAGTTAAGCAAAATATTTCAATTAACCAAATATTTTAACAATTATTTTCAAATTATTTTTAGTACCCTCTAAGAGACTCGAACTCTTACACTACTATTACTTCATGTCTGCTTCTAAGGCAGATGTGTCTACCAAATTCCACCAAGAGGGCATTAGTACTCCTGAAGAGAGTCGAACTCTTAATCTTTATTTCAAGCCCCGACTTTTGAGGTCAGTGTGTATTCCAATTCCACCACAGGAGTATATAGTGGGTACTCAAAGAATCGAACTTTGTTCTAAGGATTTTCAGTCCTCCGCAATGTAACCATACCTGCCCAGTACCCATAATGACTTATTTGTGTCTCTACCCACATCACTTTCCATAAGTCAAGGACAAAGATTTCTATTGAAGTGGGAGTAAAAGGACTCGAACCTATTGTGTTTCTAATGTGCCAGATTTACAGTCTGGTGCCCATCCACCATCTGAGCAGTACTCCCATAAATTATTATCCACTCCAACATCAAAGGAACTATATTCCAACTGGAATAGTTCCTGTAGATGTCCAAGTATAAGACTTAGCAGCTTGTCTAAAGTATGCTTTAACACCCCTCTTAATTAATGAAATAACCTTTTTCATAACAATAAAAATTTGGAGTTAATAATATGTTATGTTCCCCCATAAGGAATCGAACCTTACTCTCAGGATTAAAAGTCCAGAGCATCCACCATCAATGCTTTAGGGGAATATTTGCCAAGGTTGAGGTTGTGCTCCCACAAGGACTTGAACCTTGAGTCCACAGTTTAAGAGACTGTTGCTTTAACCAATTCAGCTATAGGAGCATTATTTCTTTTCATACTTTTCAGACCATGCTTTAGTAATACCTGCTGATGCAAATACTCCAGCAACAGCACCTATATAAGCAGCAAGACCATTAAGGTCTGTCTGTATAGTATGGTTATAACACACTTCTATTATAAGAAGTACAGCAGGAACTAATAGTAGGATTAAACCTATTAAGGTAACTGCCACTAAGAAGAAGTTCTTTGAAGAAACTCCTGTATTATTCTTTATAAGTTTATCTACATAACACATAGACTTGGAGGTGGGATTTGAACCCACGAATCATCAGATTTGCAGTCTGTGCCCTTAGACCACTCAGGTACTCCAAGATAGTACTCACAAAGGGACTTGAACCCCTAACCTTGAATGTATAAGATTCCTGCTCTGACCAATTGAGCTATGTGAGTATATTGGGGTGTTAGATGGGATTTGAACCCATGCCATAAGGAGCCACAATCCTCTGCTCTACCTGACTGAGCTACTAACACAGTGCTGATGGAAAGACTCGAACTTTCAACTACTGCCTTATGAGAGCAGCCTTCTACCATTGAAGTACATCAGCTATTACTCTTCTTGACCAATGTTGGGATGGTGAGAATTGAACTCACCTGTAACCAACTACTCTTTCAACTGCTTATCAGACAGAGGAGATACATCCCAATGTGCTGAGAAGGCAGGAATTGAACCCACAACTGCTGGTTTTGGAGACCAGTGTTCTACCAATTGAACTACTTCCCAATTTCATTTTATGTCTATGAGACCTGCATGGATTTCTCTATGACAGTTAGCACATACACATATACACTTATCAAGTTCTTCCTTAACCTTATCAAAACTTCTAGTATATCCTTTACTGCCTATACCAAAATCTTTCTGATTAGGGTCTAAGTGGTGGAACTCTAAAGCTCCTATATATCTATTATAGCCGCATATACAACACTTACCACCTTTGTATTGTACTGCCATTTCCTTAATCTTATCTCTTCTTCTCTGTACAGCTTCTACCCTACATTTTCTACATCTCCATCTATTTGATGAATCTAATACATGTAGAGATTCTCCATGTTTATTACAATATCTGATTTCTTCCATGCGGGGATAGAGAGAATTGAACTCTCATCTCTTGATTAACAGTCAAGTGCATAGACCTTCCAGCTATATCCCCATTATATTATGTTGCTCCTATTAGAATCGAACTAATGACCTTCTCTTTGTAAGAGAGCTGTTCTAAACCACTGAACTAAGGAGCATTGATAGGGCAGTTTCTTTAACCTCTAACTGCCCAAAAGAGGGTTCAAGCAAAAGCTCAACATTATGAAAACATGAAAACATAGTGTGGACCTTGTGAGATTTGAACTCCTCTAAAACATTGCAAATGTCTTGTGCTAACCTGATTACACTACAAAGCCCATTTAAGTATGGGTACTTGGACTCGAACCAAGGACAACTGGCTCCCAAAGCCAGCATTCTACCTACTGAATTACACCCATATATTGCGGAGAGCATTGTACTCGAAACAAATACCTTATTAGGGTACTCACTATTTAGCAGATAGGACTACCACCTTGATAGTTTACTCTCCATACTTTCCTTCACCAATATGTCAAAGAACACCTATTATTGCGGAGAGATGAGGTCCCGACCCCCAAGCATTTTACTGCTCCCATTGTTTTCAAGACAAGTCCCAGTCCCACTGAGTTACCTCTCCATTGCCTACCTACCTCTGTAGGATAGGACTTCAGTAGATTAAAAGTGGATTAGCAGGATGTGGGAGAATTGAACTCCAATCTCCTGATTGACAGTCAGGCACATTAACCACTATGCTACACACCCTAAGTTGTAGAGCTATTGGGAATTGAACCCAAATTTCTGCCTTGAGAGGGCAGTTACCTAACCATTAGTAGATAGCTCTATATTGTATTGGGTATGGGACTCGAACCCATAATCTCCACATTGAAAGTGTGGTGACTTAACCACTTCGTCTAACCCAACATTAGTACCCCCTGAGGGAATCGAACCCCCATTAAAGGCTTAGAAGACCCTTGCATTATCCATTATACTAAGAGGGCATTTACCTTTACTATTGTTACCCCAATAAGACTCGAACTTATGTTACAGGAGCCAAAATCCCGTGTAATAACCAACTATACTATGGGGCAATAAAAAAGGAATGTTACTCTAAACAACTGGTTAAAGTAACATTCCTAATAATGGAAATTTCCTAAAACCAATCTCTCTTTCTCAATTGCTCTGCAAAGGTAAGCAAAATATTTGAAACCACCAAACTTTTTCCCAATTATTTTTAATTCAAGCATCATTTTCTTGTCATGAAGGAGTAAAGTTAGGCTTTGGCTTTAGGTCTAATCTATATTCTTTAAGTAATTCCTACTAACTCGTTAGCCCAAGATTCAGTATAAAAACTGTAGTAGTTCCATTTAATTCCTATCTTGCTACATAGATAATGCACTATGTTATGTAGTAATGATGGGATTCCTATCACTACCAAATATAGTGGACCTAATATATCAGATTGCTTACTATGACCACATTCATGTTGGATAGACTTTTGTGATGACATAGGATTCACAAAGAGGTAATCTCCTAATGACATAGCTGAAGGTAGAGCAATATTCACTATAATAGTATTGCCACCTACCTTACCTTCTCTATATGCTGCCTCACATAACACTCCCTCTATACATAGAGCAAGCATATTCTGTGGAAACTGCCATAACCATTTAATAGAATCCTTAATGTAATTACTTATCTTCTTCATTCTTGTATATAGTAATATCCCTGAAGCTTTGTTATGGCTTCATAAGAGTTATTTCTAATCTCCTTTTAACTACTAACTTCATTAGACCAGTTCTTGATTATACCCCTATAGCATGATTCCCTGTGCATTTTCTCAGGTGGATATGCTCATGCAATCTAACTTATATAGTAGCAATTTTAGTAGTATTGGGGACAACCTCCTCTCTATGTAAGGTGAGAGTACTAACCCAACTTCTAACCCATTACTTTTTAACCTCATGGGTGAAAGGTTAATCCACCATTAACCTCTACTGGGATGCAAAGGTAAGCAAAAGTTTTGATATATGCAAATATATAAATGAAAAATTTATAGGAAAAATAATTTTCTATTTTTTTTTTACTGCCTTTTCCACACTTTTCCAATTAGTATAGGGTAGATTTTGACCCCCCCATCTACCTCTCTAATTTTTTTTTTTGAATTTTTTTTTTTGGTATTTATAGGAGTGGTACTTACACCAACCACACCCTCCCCATCACTTAGCCCAAGGGGGTCCTACCCCCGTAAGCCAAAATTAACATTATTAACAATTTAACATTTTTACATTATGGAAAAGAATCTTATTTTCAATGACACTCTGACAGTAGAGCAGTTCAAGGCACAAATGAATGTATCACGCATTGATGTGAAGAAGAATCCTAAGACAGGCAAGCTCTTCTTCACCTATGGTGCAAAGACAGGTGCAGTTGCAGTCAAAGGCATCCCTCAGCATCCTATGCTCAGCAATGTCACTGGCTCTGATGGTTCTAACTTCTGGCTTCTGCATGAGGAAGGTCAAGGAGGTGCACCTGTATTGGCAAGCTTCTAAGGTCTTAAAGGCAGCAGGCAGAAATGCCTGCTTGCCTTTTTATTTCCTTTAGGCATTGATAGTATTGTCAGATAGTATAAAAGGTAGAGGTATTCTGAACTACATATAGTTAAGGCTCAATTGAGAACCTATTCATAGGTAGAGGCTAAGAGTAGTAGGAATATTAAGGCTCATGTTGAGAACCTTTATGCTATCTGATAATCCTTTGAACATTAATAGTATCAAGGATAAAAAGAGAAAGAATGTTACAAGAAGAATTAGATATGCTCTTTCTATTGGAGCATTTCAGCCTTGAAGATTTAGTAAAGGCTGAAGAAGAGTATGTTAATTATCAATGTGCTAACACTGACAATATTGCTGAGTCATATTGTGATGTGGAAGAGTACATAGATGATGAATGTACAACAACTGTTACAACAAGGGAATATTCAACCTTTATTGATGATAGTTGGATGAACCTTTCATTTGAATCTTTGATATTCAATGATTAGAGGAAGCTCTATTTACATCTCTTCCTGACAAGAGGATTAGAGAGGTAAGTAGAGTGTTTAGGAGTTCAGTGCATTGAGTAAGTAGGATAGGATAATAGAGTGTGGAATACACTCTTTGTCCTATCTTTCTTGTTTTGTGTTGAATGTAACTTGTTGATTTATTGAGAGTTAATAGTATGGACTGACATATTGTCAGATGTGTGACATTATGTCACTACCCCACAATTATCACCTCATTACAATCAACAACAATAAAACAATCATCCAATAATGTATGACTGTTTTTACTGTTACAGTGATAATACAAAACTACACTCCAACAAGCAAACAATCGAACAAACACATATTAATTGTTGTTAAATGTCTTCAATTGAGTACCAATAATATTGAAAGTGCTACTGAAATTGAATCATAGAAGTAAAGATACATACACCCATAAGGACTGTGTGAGGTTGAAAAGGGTATTTTATTACTCAGAATATATATCAATAGCTTAGTGAGTATGAAGGAATAGACTCAACTTAAAACTATGATAAGAGTAAGAAGGTTTAGAAACTAAATATTAGGTAAGAATTAAGGCATATTAAAGACAGCAACTAATATTATATGATTTAGGGATTAGGAAGTATTAGTACAAGGGTAGTACATAACTCAATTGCAGTTATAATGATAGTTCGAGTCTATCATACTTCCCTTTTATTAACTTATAAACAAACAATCAAATGAGCAAACAAGCATTTTATAATGGCATACTTTATCAGATAGAGTATCAGCCAGAACTGTCAAACAATGATTACACACAACACAAAGTGTATCATATCAAGACAGAGGAAGAGAACTATGGCAAATCAAGAAAAGCCATTGTATCTATCATGGAAGAAGAGTTAGGATATAAGCAAGGGTATTTATGGTCTGCGGGTGAATATCACATAAAGAATACACAGCATCCATCTATGGCTAATGCTTTTCATCCATACTATAAATTCACCTATGATGAGAACTTGGATGTATTTGTATTTACTCTTGTAATACCTTATGATGACTAAATATGACTACAGATAAACAGAAAGCTGCTGTTCACTTTTGTGAAGAGTGGCTTAATATCACATTTAATGGTGATATTAACAATTTCCAACAAGTAAGTAATTTTCTCTCAGAATATTTAGAGGAAGCCAAACTAACTTATGAGGAAATTGCATGTGAGTATGAATCTTATTTATGGGACTTAATGGACTAAGTTATGGCAAGATATAGAATAAATCCTAATGCAATATGTAGTTCAAAGAATTACAAGCAATCAAAGAAATTACACATGGATATGTTAAAGAGAAATCATGAAGTATTCATGGAAATGGTAATAAAGGAAGAAATAGTTATCAAGAGACAGGCATATATTAAGGTATTTGATACCTTGATAGCTATTACTCCAGGTGAAGTAGCAAGATTTGAAAAGAAGATGACTATAATATGGAAATAATACTATTCATAGTGGCTTTGGTATTCCATGCCATAATCCTCTACATTATATTTGATTACTGTAATAACTCTTAAATAAATACACAGTGACAATTAGAGAGTTATATATCTTTGCCCAATCTCATGCTCTTCTTGACAAGAGTGTGGGACTGGTCATTGATGAATATATAAAGCACATCTCTGTACATAATAATACCTTAGCTCATAGCAACATTATGAATAATCAAGGCAGCGAGTCTATGAGTAAGTCTAACATAGACTATAAGAATAAGGTAGAATTTAGTACAGAAGATGTGCTTGAATTATTTTCAACCTAACAAGCAATTAAACAAAATGAACAAATTTAAGTTTATAATCAAGGGCATATTGTTATGGACAACAGCCTTTGTGACTACACTCTTTGTAGCAGGAGTAGATAGTATCTATGACAATGGATATTTCTTTCAGACTCTTATAGCTGTTGCAGTAATGATATTCTGCTGCTATAAGCTAATCTCAGAGAAAGAGTTTGAAGTATTATCTCTATATAAATGGTTTAACAAAGTAATAAATGAAGAATCATGAGAACAAATAACATGGAAGAGAAAAGAAACATCAAGGTAACACTTGAGCAGGCAATGGAGTGGTATAATAGTGATAATAGTACATTGCGTACATTAGCACTGAGTGCATATACTGAGGATGAATTGAAGCTCAACTTCAATATTTATAGCTTTTATGGGTTGAGTTATCGGTTATTTAATTGGTAAATATTGGAAAAAGATGTAGGCATGAAGAAACGAATTTACTTCTACTGTTTATGGTAGAAGTATTTGCTCCCTTAGCTCAGTTGGATAGAGCAATGGTTTCCTAAACCATAGGTCATTGGTTCAAGCCCAATAGGGAGTACTAAGGTGTTATTTGTAAAGGTAATTTGATTGTTTTTAGGTATTTAAATTAATGTTTACTATAGGAAACTGGTATGTGATATATAGGTTTCCTTTTGTTATATCTCCATAGTTCAAGGGAAAGAACATAAGATTTCTAATCTTATTATCTCAGTTCGAGTCTGAGTGGAGATACTATGAGTCAACTACTGTTCTTCTTTCATAAAGACTCAATAAATGTGTATAGAAAGGATGCTGATAGGTAAGCTATCACCACTTAATAAATGCAACTGCTTCAAATGTGGGGATATAAAGAGGAAGCTACGTGACTTTAATAATAATGTTTCAAGAGGAAACAATATTTGACTTTGTTAGGACATTCTTTCAATAAGAAATGAATCCATGATAAGGGGGCATTTTGGTTTTGATTGCTGATTATTTGGTAAGAGAACATGCAAAGACTGATGGAAAGACATCAAAACAATAACTGGCAACACTTCTTATAGAGCTGCTGCCTAAATAGGCTGAGTAGCACTTACTTGGAAACAGAAAGGTGCAAAGCCTGAATGAAGACTAAGGCTGAGGGTCCGACTTTAAGAGCATTAATAGGCTGTGGTCTCGCAGAAGGTAACTCAACTTTTTCCTTGTTTATGGACAATAAAATAAGGTGGTGGAAATGCTGTAAATCCAGTTAGCCCAGTGGGTAACTAACCACATTAAAAAGTAGTAAGCATGTGTAATTCTTTTATTAAAGATTGGTAAGACAGGGGTTCGATTCCCCTATGCTCCACAAAATAATCTTAGTATTAACTAAAAAAAAGTATGTTTTATACATTAATGTTTGAGTTCATGCTATTGGGAGTAATAGGTGGACTATTAGGTATATTCTATAGGAATTGCCTGAAGGTTGAGGATATGATATTCTATCCTTTGTACAGTAAAGTGTTTGTACCTATGGTTAAAAGTGGCAATAGGTTCTTACATTTTATAGCATATCCATTGGGATTCTGCATCTATTGTAGTACCTTTTGGATAACTATGCTCATTCTTATACTCTTCCTGACAAGCTGGGATTCACTTCCTAAGTGGCAGGATATTGTAATAGGAATTATAGCAGCAGAAGGTGTAGCTCACCTGATAGTGTGTATAAGTTGCAGATTCTTGATACACAAACATCCTGACTTAGATAAGGATTATTTAAAGCATTTACATGAGTAACTAAAACAGTAAGATATGCAAAAGGATTTAGTTTTCTTTAAGAAGGAAGGTGAAGAAGGAGTAGCCTTAACTTCTACAAGTGCTAACCACATTGCTAACTTGGCTAAGGAGTATATTCAAGGTGTGGAGACACAACTGAATAATATATGCTTCTTTAGTGCTGAGGTAGCATTGGTAGGCAGTACTGGTGCAAGCACCATTCAGACAGGGGAAACATCTGAAGTTTTGAATAACTTACAATCATTGCTTGAGGGAGTAGCACAGGCTAAATCCCTTATAGCTTGGTTGAGAGAGGGTATCAAAGCTAAGGAGAGTCTGGTGAAGGGCTTGCAGACTATCAGCCTTGAGGATTGGTGTAAGGAGAACGGAATGGTTAAGCCTGAAACTCCTAACTATGGTCATGTATTGACTGAGATAGAGTATTATGCTTCTCTTCCTATTAAGGAGAGAAACAGATACTATCAGTTAGAGACTGAGGCTGCTGTATTAGGCAAGTATATTCATCCTGATGGACACTTGTCTGATGCAAGAAAGGAGTTGAAAGATAAACTCCAACACCCACATAAGGTAGATGGTAAAGGTAGGGATGCTCTCATCTATACCTATACTCCTACTGTAGGTGTAGCAGAGGTAGATAATGTATTCTTTGAACTTCAAAAGAAGCACAGAGAGGTACAGGCTCAACTGAATGCTATGAAGTACAATTGTGAACAGGCTATCAATGAGTCCACTAATAAGGTGAACACAGAGTATATGGTTGCTTCACAGAAGTACCAAGCTGAACTCAAAGATGTATTAGCAGCCTTCAGGACATGGAAGGATGAAAAGTCTCAAGAGTACAGCAAGTTGAAGATTGTAATTCCCCACTCACTGTTGGGTATTTATAATACTATCAACTCTTTGGGCAAGTAAATAAGGACTTGGGATATTAATCCCTAACCTTATTGAATATACATAGTAGGTATCTGTGTATTATTCATAGAATATACATAATTACTAATGAAAAGTAATATATCTAATGCTCAGCCATTAGGTAGTCTGCCATTCCAAGTAATCAACCCTATGAAGTCTGACTGATGGAGGGATGTTCTTGTTCTTGATGGAATGGCAGGTTCTTGTTATTGATATTGGCTTTGTGTTGGTAGGTATTTGCTATGTGTAACTTGTCTTTGTATCTTGGTGTAATTGGTAGCACATCATGGATTGGAGTAATCCTGTATCTAAGATGAAGGTTAGGTTCGAGTCCTAAGATACACCATATTTATTGTTTCACTTCTAAAAAAAAAAGATGGAAAAGAATGAAAAGAATGTTCTTGAGAGAAATCTGGAACAAAAGGCATTTGAAAATGCTGCTGAAGCCATTAAAGGTGGCAAAGAGAATGGTGGTTTGACAGATGTTGAACTTGTTGAAAACTTGGTAGAAAGCTACAAAGGCAAGACAGCGCGAACACCTATTGAGGTGATTGTAACAAGTGCAATATTCCTCAATGCAAGAGAGTTGGTGGGTGTTATGGAAGCCTTGAAGAGTACTCTCCATGTCAAAATGGTAGAGGAACTGAAAGAAAAGGCAGATAAGGGAGAAGCCACAGCAGAAGATGTAATGGCTGCTCTTATGCTTACTGCAATTATGAAGAAAGAATCTAAAGAAGATTAACTAAAGAAGATTAATAAACATGAATGAAATCAAGTTAAGTCTGAGTATTGAGCTTCAGGGAAGCACAATGTTCAGCAAGGAGGAGTGCCTTAAAACAACTCGCAAAGTGATTGAGAAGAAGACCAAAGCTGGTAAAATCTACAAGAAAACCATTGAGGTAAAAGTAGAGGATTGGGACAAGATGGAGAAGCACTCTATGAGAGTGGCTAACATAAATGGCACCAATCCAGAGATTATCACTTTCCATACAAGAAAGTGTAAACCAGCTACACAGTCCCTGAACATGAGCAAGGAGGCTTATGAGTATATGATTGACAAGGATTCTTGTCCTTCATGGTCTAAGCCTGGCAAGTGGGCTGCAATGAGTGAAAAGGAAAGACTTGAAGCTCATTTGCAGAGAACAGTAGAATACCTTGGAGGTATATCATATACCTATCGGGTGTTTGAGGACTAAATGGGAATGTTCTCATAGTAAGGGCAGGGGTACTAATAATACCCTTGTCCTTCTTTTTTTTTTTACAACCTACTGACTAAGTGGGATAAAACTGAGAGACTATGGGATATGTTCCTAAATTTATACACTTTGACCATTTCATTGATGTAGGAGTATGAATAAAAGAAGAGTAATTTATGGTAAGAGAATGGATTATAGTTTTACTCATAATATACGTGATGGTCCTATTTAATCATTATGAGCCATCAATAGATATAATAGTAGTAGATAATAGGTATAAGGTTCTACTATGGTATAACAAGCACCAATGGAACTATCTTATCAATAAGCCAGAAGTGGTAAGAAGTTATATACATCTATTTACAATATGAGTAAAGGAAAGAAGTATAAAATACCACACAAATACCTTCGTAAATATCAACGTGGAACATGGCATAGATACAAGGTAATGGGTGGTAAAAATGGAGAGAAAGCAAAGTTTAAGTTTTTCAGACATAAGAAGCTTTGGAAGACCTTGGATGGTCACATATCTATGAGAAAAATGGTGTCAAGAAGTATTTGGTATTGGGATTAATATGGATAGAAAATTCATTATCAAGGTAGTATGTTTAGTGCTGTGTTTATTCATAGCACTAAATGCTGTTACTCAATTACTCACCATGAGTAACACAGCTGCTAACATTGCAGGAATTGTATTGTTCATAGTAGCTATATGGATAGGTGTAGAAGTAATAATTAAATTCATTAAAACAAAAGAAAATGAAAAGTAAAGTAATTATGTGCCTTATGGCATTGTTTACCATGTTGGGAATGTCCTCATGTGGTTATGAGAGAGTAGATGCAGGTTGTGAAGGTATTAAAGTGAATCTCTATGGCTCTGACAAGGGTGTAGATGATGTATCTTTGGTTACTGGTGCAGTGTGGTATAATCCATTCACTGAGCAGGTTTATGAGTATCCTACTTATGTCCAGACAGTAGACTATCCTGCTTTCACAATTAATGCAAAGGATGGTTCAGAGTTCAGTATTGACCCTACTATTTCATTGAAGATTGCTGATGGTAAGTCACCTCAGGTATTCAAGAAGTATAGGAAGGAACTCAAGGATGTTATTAATGGAACACTCTTTAATTATGTAAAAGATGCCTTTAGAATCCAGCTCAATAAGTATACTACTGATGAGATTGTATCAAACAGAGATATGGTAGAGAAGGCTATTGAAGCACATTTGTCTAAAGCATTGCTCAAGGAGAATTTTCAGCTAGAACAACTTACTTCAGGATTGAAGTATCCTCAGTCTATTGTTGATGCAGTTAATGCCAAAAATGCTGCGATTCAAAAGGCACAAAAGGCTCAGAATGAGTTAGCTGTAGTAAAGGCAGAGGCAGAGAAAAAGGTAGTTGCAGCACAGGCTGAAGCAGAAGCTAATAGACTTAGAACACAGGCTTTGACTCCTATGATTCTCAAGCAGCAGTGGATTGATAAATGGGATGGTAAGCTTCCTGTATATGGTAGTTTGCCTACATTGTTTAAAGGCATTGAGTAACTATATTCAAGGATAAATTCTTTTCAAGAAAGATATGAGAAATAAATGGTTGAAAGCACTCATTGTAGCAGCTACAGTGGTGCCGTGGAGTGTAGTAATTGCATTACTCTTGCAAGTCAAGAGTATAGTTTCTCAACAGCCAAAGGTTGAAACTGTCCCTGTAATAGAGGTAGCTGATACCATTATTAATGAGCAACCAAAGTTCTTCTCTCAGACCCCTAAGGAGGGTCTGGAGGAGGCTTTGTCTTATTATGGTTTAGAGCATAAAGATATTGTCTATGCTCAAGCTGTCCTTGAAACAGGACATTTCAAGTCTAAGGTATGTTTGAAATACAATAATCTCTTTGGTCTTTATAATAGTAAAGAAAAGAGATATTGTAAGTTCAAGCATTGGACTGAAAGTGTTGTAGCTTATAAGGAGTGGATACAGAAGAAATATCAACCTCCGGATAACTATTATACCTTTCTTGAGAATATTAACTATGCAAGTGATAAAGAATATATAAGTACATTAAAAAGTATTGTAAATAACAAAGAATGACAAGAGAAGAGATACATGATTTAGCCTTATCTAAGGTAGATATGACTAAGTATATGATACTGGAGCTAATCACAGGCTTTGGTAAATCCAAATTGGCAATAGACCTCATTAATCATATATGTGATAGGGTATTCAGGAATGATGAAAGCCCTACTACTATACTTATTCTTGTAGCTAAGACTGTACATAAGCAGACTTGGAGGAATGAGATTGAGAAATGGGGAGGTATCAAGTCTGACTATATTACCATTGAATGCTATGAGTCACTAAAGAACTATGAGAACTCATACTTTGATGTAGTAGTGGCAGATGAGATGCAGCATTTGTCAGAAGCAAGAATTGATGTATTGGAGACTATTCATATCAATGAATCTTTCATTGGATTGTCTGCCACTATTAAGAGAGACATGAGGGATTATTTTATCCACAGCCACAGGGCTGAGGTCATTAAGTGTGGTCTCAAGGAAGCTGTAGAAGATGAAGTACTACCTGAGCCTACAGTATATCTGTTGCCTTTGACCTTGGATAATTCTATATATAAATACAGAACCAAAAGATTTGGTAAGGAGGTTACTACTACTCAGAAAGGTTATTATGATAGTGTCTCTTCACTTATAGAGTGGTACAAGAATAAGTACTTTAACTCAAGAAATGAGAGAATGAAGAACTTATGGCTTTCAACAGCAGGCAAAAGGCTGAAGTGGTGTGCTGAACAGAAGGAAGCACTTGTATTATCTCTTCTTGACAAGTTCAGGAATTACAAGACTTTGACTTTCTGTAGTAGTATTGAACAGTCAGAGAGGTTAGGTAAATACAATATCACCTCGAAGAATAAGGCTTCAGTGAAGAACCTTGAAATGTTTAATCTTAACAAGATTAAGCATATCACTGCCTGTAACATACTCAATGAAGGTGTGAACTTGACTAATTGTAGGATAGGTATATTCTGCAACTTGAATAGTTCGGAGATTGTAGTAAAGCAAAGAGTTGGTAGAATACTTAGACATAAGTCTCCTATTATCATCATACCTTATTTCAAGGATACAAGGGAAGAAGAACTTGTACAGAAGATGATAGAGGAGTACTCTGAGGATTCTATCATTAGTGTTGATAGTATTAATGACATTAAGCTATGACAATATGTTTAAGTAAGGAAGGGTGTCAGAAGAACAACATTAGTCTTGCTGAGGCTCTTTTAATGCTTGCCATCCATAATAATGCTGACCTTGATGCAGCCCAAAAGGAACTAATCAAGAAAGGCTATATAACTGCTAACAGGGATGACCTGTTTCAGCAGGTTGGATGGAGACTCACTAATAAAGGTACTGAGGTAATAGATTCTGTAATTGTAGACTCTGATAAGAAACAAGAACCTAATGACAGGTTAGTTCAGCTGGCTACAAGGCTCAAGGAGATATTTCCTAAGGGCAAGAAAGATGGTACTAACTATTATTGGGCAGATGGAGTGGCTTTGATTGTACGAAGATTGAAGTTATTCTTTAAGAAGTATGGAAATACTTATACTGATGAGCAAATCATACAGGCAACCAGTAAGTATGTGGAGGGTTTCAATGGGAACTATACATATATGAGGTTATTAAAGTATTTCATATTCAAAGAGAAAGTTGGTGCTGCTGGTGAGGTTGAAGGAGACTCAGAATTGATTAGTTATATTGAGAACTTCGGACAGGAAGATACTCTAAGTAGGGATTGGAATACAGAATTAAGGTAGTATGGATAAAAGTCTTATAAATAGAGTATTGAATGGTCTTGAAGAGAGAAGGAAAAAGGTCATCAATGGTGGTATAAACTCTATTCCTTCTCCTTTTATTAGGTTCAGTGAGGATTTCTTGGGAGTAGAACAGGGTAAGTATTATGTTGTAACTGGCTCAACAAAGTCAGCTAAGACTCAAATAGCATCTTATTTGTTCATATATAATACTTTACTTTATGCCTATAATAATCCTGACAAACTAAGGGTTAAGATATTTTATTATCCTTTGGAGGAAACTCCTGAAGATATTATGACAAGATTCATGTCTTACCTGCTCTATACATTGAGTGGGTATAAGATAAGGATTAGTCCAACTGACCTAAGGTCTGTCAGGAATAATAAAGTATTAGATGAAACTATAATAGACTTACTTAAAAAGGATGAGTATTTGGATATTCTTAAATTCTTTGAAAGTAATGTTATATTTAGTGCATCTACAAATCCTACAGGAGTATATAATGAGTGCAGAAAGTATGCAGAAAGTCATGGTATTGTACACACTAAGAAGCAAACTATAAAAGGAGAGTTAGGAGAAATTACCACTGTAGATGCTTTTGATTGGTATGAGTCTAATGACCCAGATGAGTATAGAATTATATTCTATGACCATATATCATTGACTAATACTGAGAGAGGAATGTCCTTGAAACAAAGTATTGACAAATTAAGTGAATATTGTGTTATACTTAGAAACAGGTATAACTTTAGCCCTGTAATTGTACAACAGCAAGCCTTTGAAAATGAGGGCATTGAGAACATAAAACTCAATAGAGTAAGACCTACGGTTGCAGGAGCTGCTGATTCAAAGTATACTATGAGAGATTGTAATGTAGCTTTAGGTATATTTAGTCCTTTCAAGTATGAACTTAAAGAATACTTTGGTTATGACATTTCAAAGCTAAGGGATAATTGTAGATTCTTAGAGGTGCTTATTAATAGAGGTGGGAGTCCAGGTGGTATAATAGCTTTATACTTTGATGGAGCTGCCAACTATTTCAGCGAGCTTCCTAAAGCAGATGACCCCAAGATTCAGAATGTGTACAAATCTCTTCAAGACATGAGAGCAAAGATAGCTAAATCATTTTTTAGTTATGGAATAAGTAAAATAGATAAAGAGTTGTGGATAACTAAACTATTTAGTAAATTTGCAGCCCTTTTCAAGTAAGAATTATGAGGTCAGGTATCTACAAAATTGAGAATAAGGTTAATGGCAAGGTGTATATAGGCTCCTCCAACTCTATAAAGAGAAGATGGCAGAAGCATAAAGCACTACTAAGACATGGTAAACACCAAAATAGCCACTTACAGGCTGCTTGGGATAAGTATGGAGAAGATAACTTTTCTTTCTCTGTAATAGAACTATGTCCTATTGACCAACTCATAAGTAGAGAGCAGTACTTCATAGACTCTATTAATCCCGAATATAATCAAAGCAAGATTGCAGGAAGAATTGAAATGACAGATGAAGTAAAGCAGAAATTATCATGTTCAACTGTGAATGCCTATAAGGATGGGAAGCTAAAAAGGACAAATAAAGAAGTTTTCCAATATGACTTAAAGGGGAATTTCATTAGAAAGTTTGATTCTTTGAAGGAAGCTACTGAATATGTTAATGTTGATTTACATCATTTATCTCAAGTCTTGAATGGTAAAAAGAATGTTGCAGGTGGTTATGTTTGGAGATTTTACAAAGTGGAAAAGTTGGATGTTTGGTTTAATAGAATGGGGAGACCCTTAACTAAAGAACCATACAGACCAAAGAAAAAGTATAATAAAATTAAAATTGAATCAAATGGCTAAAATACTTGTTTTGGCAAAAAGTGGGTTTGGAAAGACTACTTCCTATTGTGGTAGGGAGAAATTAGGTATCAAAGGTCTTGACCCAAAGGAAACTTATGTTATCCAGTGTATTGGTAGGGGTGTTCCTAACCCTAACTTCAAACTGATTGAGGGTAGCATTGGAGTAGAGAATGTAGGTAAGCCTACACAGAAACTTACAAATGCAAATGCCCTTGGTACAGGCAATAGAGTGCAGGTAGATGGTCTCACAGGTCTTGACAGATTTGCAGCAGTGACAGAGATTATCAATATGCTGAAGAAGTCTCCTTTCAAGAATATTGTGATTGATGACTTCAATTATCTTGCACAGGATTTCTATATGGCAAATGCCATGAAAGGTGGATGGGATACTCCTAAGCAGATTGGCTATGGAATGGGTCTCATCTTTGATGCTTTCAAGGGACTTCCTGAGGATAAGAATATCATCTGCTGTGCCCACTATGAGGAGTATAAGGATAAGAATGGTGACTCCATTTCCTACAAGTTCAAGACCACTGGAAAGATGGTTGATGACTACATTACTCCTGAAGGTAAGTTTGATATTATCCTCTTTGGCAAGGTAGGGTATGATGCAGAAAATAAGAGACCTATCAAGCACTTTGTCAAGGAGTTTGATGGAGAATATCCTGCTAAAGACAGTCTTGGTGCATTGGATGACCTTCCTGATGAGATTCCTAATGATTTGTCTATAGTAGTAGACAAATTGAGGGAGATTTATGGATAGGAATGAGACTGTAAGAATATCAAGGTTAGCTGCCTTTGGTGGACTTACTGAAAGTGATGCCAGTATAGTACTTATGCAGTATTGTATGGAGCATGGGAAACCATATCATGAAACTGCTATGTTTGTGATGAATGTGCTGAAAAGTAAACAGCTGTTAGCACATTGTCTCAGCATAGCATTAAGTTTCTACGAGAGAAAGTTCACAGTATATAAGCTATGGAGTGCTCCCAATCCATTAAATAAAATGAGGCAAGAAAGAAAGTTATTACAAATCTTTTAAAGTTTAAACATTATGAATAAAACATTAACAGTAAGACAGTTTGCAGGTGTAAAGAGAATTGCACAGAATGTTAATCCTTTGGTAGTAAAGAAGAATAAGATTGCTGCCAAGATTGATGAACTCAATGCAGAGTATAATGCTCTGACTGAGGAGATTGAGGGACATGAGATGGGTGTCAAGGCTTTGACAGGTGGTCTCACAAGTGAAGACTTGGTTGTCAAGAAGGTAGAAAATACTGGTAAGGTTGATAAGGATGGTAAGCCTGTAAAGGTTACTAAGTATGAGCCTAAGGCTGGTACAGTAGTGTTCAATGAAGAGGCTAATGTGTATGAGATTCATACAGAGGAGCCTGAGGTTGAAGATGTTGCTCCTGAGACAGTAGATGACACTGAGAAGGCACCTGAGACAGAAGTAAAGGCTGGCGAAAAGGCTCCTTTTGACCCTACTAATCCTTTCAACAATGGTGCAGAAGACAGTGACAGACTGCCACTTGGAGAGTAATCAGAGTAGTAAGAAATAGAATCAAGAACAAGAAAAATCATTAGAAAATGAAGAAGACAAATTTTGCATTTATGGCTTTTGCCAAGGGAACAGAGAGTAAGGAAGGCAATGCAGTGAAGAGATATGTAGGTGTAGCACCTGTATTTGTACTTGGTGTAAATCCTAACAAAGAAGAGCTTGAGAAGCTGTATAATACCCAACTTGAAAATGACCCTGAGTATCTAGGTGAAGTTGAGGTAGGTGAGGATAAGCATAAAGTACAGAATGTCAGACTTGACTTCATTGTTAAGACTGATGCTGAGAAGTGTGGTGGTATTGAATTTACCACTAAGGTAGCTTTCTTCCTTAGAAAGGAGTACAGATACAACAGAGACCAGACTAAGGTACAGGTAATTGATAAGTATGGTAGAACTGCTTGGGTTACTGTAGAGCAGGCTAAGGCACATGAAATTCCTGTATACAAGAATGGTCCTGCCAACATTGATAAGGGCTATAGACCTGCTTATCATGGTGAGGAAGAGCTTACCAACTTCATCAAGGCATACCTCAACATTCCTAATGTAATGAAGTATGTCAATAATACTTGGGTTATGGTAGATAAACCTGAGGATTGTGAGGCAAGACTTGAGAGTATTGATGAGTACTTCAAGGGTAACTTCAAGGAGCTGAGAGATGTTATTGCATTGCAGCCTAATAACAAGGTTAAGGTACTGTTTGGTGTAAGAACCACTGATGATAACAAGCAGTATCAGGCTGTTTATAATCAGATGTTCTTGAAGAACAATATCACTGACTACAGCAAGTTGGATGCAGATTTGCAGGAAAGAAAGGCTGCTGGTGCATATCCTACTACTGAGTTTACTGTAGGTGACTTGAAGGAGTATGATGTAGAATCTACTGACCTTAGTAACTCTGGTGCATCAGGTGATATGCCTTTCCCTGCTGGCAATGATGCTGGTGGTACACCTTGGGATTTTGGTAAGTAATATTCTAACTCAAAAGAGATAAGTAAAATGGCAATCAGCAAAGGTAAATCTTCTGTGAGCCTTGATGATATTCTAAGTAAAGTGACAGAGGCAGACATCCTGTCACATTACTTGGGAGTCACAGAGGTTCCGTGCATAATTAATAGTCCACTTAGGCAGGATAAGAGACCCTCTTTTGGTCTTTATTCTTCTGATGGGATAAGGATATTTTATATAGACTTGGCTACAAAGGATAGTGGAGGTCTGTTTGACCTTCTTGGTAAAATGTGGAATTGTGGTTTTAAGGAGGTCTTGAGTAAAATTAATGAGGATATTTCAAAGTTCTGTGGCGGTGCCAGTATTCATTCATATACTCACTGTGCTGTAAGAAGTACAAGTAGTTACAACAAAGATACAGATTTGCAGTGCAAAGTCAGAGATTGGAGAGATTATGATATTGAATATTGGGCTTCCTATGGTATAACTTTGGAATGGCTCAAGTATGCAGAGGTTTATCCCATATCTCATAAGATTGTCATAAAAGATGGTCATAGATATGTGTTTGGGGCTGATAAATATGCCTATGCTTATGTAGAACACAAGGAGGGAAAAGTTACTCTAAAGATATATCAGCCTTTCAATAAAGCTGGTTATAAATGGAGTAACAAGCATGATAATTCTGTAGTAAGCCTATGGACTAAAGTACCTGAATATGGGGAACAGATTTGCATTTGTTCTTCACTGAAGGATGCTTTATGTTTATGGGCTAACACAGGTATTCCATCTCTTGCCATTCAAGGTGAGGGATATAGGATGAGTGATACTGCAATTAGTGAGCTGAAAAGGAGATATAAACAAGTCTTCATTTGCTTGGATAATGATGAGCCAGGATTAAAAGATGCTCAGAAATTATCTGAAGAAACAGGGTTTACTAATGTAGTATTACCACCCTTTAATGAAGGGAAAGATATTAGTGATTTGATGAAAGCTAAGGGCAAAGATGAGTTCCTTAGAATAATCAAGCCTTTATTCATCTCTTCAAGACAAGAGGACAATGATTGGAATGATTTGCCATTTTGTGTAGATTAAATAAAAGAAAAAAAAAATTGAATGGGTATGAAGGAATGGAGAGATATAGATGGATTTCCTAATTACATGGTAAGCAATACTGGGGAAATAAAGAGCCTCAATTATAATAAAACTGGTAAAGAAAAGGTTCTAATCCCTCATAAGCTGAGTAATGGTTATTTAGGTATTAACTTATATGATAATGACAAGAGGAGTTGCTATCTTCTAATACATAGATTAGTGGCTCAAGCATTTCTACCTAATCCTAATGGGTATAGTATTATCAACCATAAAGATGAAAACAGAAGCAATAATTCTGTAAATAATCTTGAATGGTGTAGTCACAAGTATAATCTGAATTATGGAAACAGGAATAGTAAATTATCAGAAAAGTTACACAATAATCCTCTAATAAGTACTCCAGTAATCCAATACTCAATCATGAAAGAATTAATAAGGGAGTTCCCCAGTTTGTCAGAAGCAGTGAGACATCTAAATTGTCCTAATAGAGGGTCAGCTATAAAGAATATTCTCAGAAGCTGTAATAGTGATGATGCTACTGCGTATGGCTATAAATGGAAGCTCAAAACATTGTGAAACATAAAAAAAAGAACTATGGATGTTAGAAAAATTACAGTCGTACAGACTAAGAATCAGAAGAAGAGTGTTATTATGTCAGCAGCCACGACCCTTGCTGAGTTGAAAAGTGACTTGAGAGCCAATGGTATTGACTATGGTGGTATGACCTTCTTTGAAGGCACATCAAAGGTTGAATTGAAGAATGATGCTTCAGTTCTGCCACATGATGTTCCTTACAAGGGAATTGTAACCAATGAGTTAGTTTTCATGCTTACTAACACCAACAAGAAAATTAGGTCAGGCATCTGTTAAAATGACGAGTTAATATGGAGAACTGGAAGATTATTGAAGGAACCACATATAGGGTAAGTAATTTAGGAAGGATTCAAAATTCTAAAGGAAAGATTCTATCTCCTTATAAGAATAAATTTGGGTACTTGAGCATAGATTTGTTTGTAAATGGTAAGAAATGGAAATGTAAAGTCCATAGGCTTGTTGCTATAACCTTTATACCTAATCCAAATAATCTACCTATGGTAAACCATAAGGATGAGGATAAGACAAATAACAATGTAACTAATCTTGAATGGTGTGACAATTCCTATAATCTTTCTTATGGCTCCAGAACAGAGAAGATGTTTCAATCAAGAAAGAAAAGAAACAGAAAGACTGCTCAAAAACAAGTAATGCAACTTGATTTACAAGGTAATATAATGGCAAGCTACAATTCTATATCTGAGGCAAGCAGATTTACAGGTATAAGTTGTGGAGCTATATGGCAATCCTGTAATCAAGGTTGTATTACTAATAGATTGTATAAATGGAAATATAAACAATAAAAAAAAAGAAAATATTATGAATACAAATAATATGACAAGAGCTGAGGCATATAGTGCCATCAAGTCTATGGGTTTGCAGAATGCCTGTGTAAAGAAGTTTGGTAAGAACTTCACTATGTGTAAGACTATTGACCTTATTGCACTGGTACAGAGTAATGGTGCTGCAAAGCCTGCTCCTGTTGCTCCTAAGGCTGAGACTAAGAAGGAGGAAGATGTGGAAACACCTGTAAATGCTCCTGAAGCAAGTGCTCCTGTAGCACCTGCAAGTAATGGTGGTGAATGTGTTGATACTGTAGCAAGAGCTGCTATCAGTAAGTTGGTGGAAATTCTTGAGGACAATGGCACAATTGAGGATTATGAGAAAGAGAAAGTGATTAGTATTCTTGGGGGTAAGGTTGCAGTAAGTGCTGAACCTTCTGAAGAGTACAAGCCTAAGTCAGCTTCTCCTTACTCTGATGATGAGATTGATGATATGTTCGCAGGAATGGGTGTCAATTAACAAAGGTAAGTAACAGTAGGTAAGGAGGTTAGAAATGCCTCCTTACCTACTTTTTTTTTTACAGTAATATGAGTGGAGAAACAATTAAATTAATTGAGGAGAAGATAGAGGAACTATATAACTCCTTGATGGACAAGCCACTTCGAGTATTAGGCATATTCAATGACTTCTTTGGGGAAGATAAAGTTGATATGCAAGGATATTGGAGTTTGGACAAGTTCAAATCTTGGATGAATATAGAGCCTTTACTTACTTATATTCCTGATGGTGATATTGTAAGCATGGGCAGGAATGACTGGAGTATGTATGAAACACAGGCTATTACTGATTTACCTGAAGACCAGGTAGAAAAGGTTGTTAATGTGTTTACAGATAATAGAGTAAAGGAAAGAATTGGTAATGCTAAGTTCAATGGCATATTCATTCTTGTACATTTTCCTCATGTAAGAGTAACTAATGAGCATGACAGATTTGTGGATATTAACCACCTGTGGGCTAAGGTGAAAGTGATGTATAATGGCACATTGAATGGAGGATTCACACTTAACAGGTCAGAATATGCCCTGCTTCACATTAGAAGTGATTACATGCACAGTCATATCATGACTATCCCTAAAAATGATTTCACCCAATTCAAAAATCCTTGTACAGGTAGTGGTCCTATTAATGGTACTATTAGTGCCCTCAATAGGGATTATGATGAGGATATGTGGAATATGTTCTGCCTTGAACTGAGTAAGTATGTAACTGTAGAATCTGTTGCTGGAGTACCTTATAATTACTTGGAGAGGTTAGGTACCAATGATATGGAAGTAGGTATAGATAGATTCATTACATATCTGTCTCCTAATTACTATAGAATTGTCATTACTCCTGATAAATTCAAGGAGTTTGTAAGGTACTTTATTAACTCTAAGAAGCTCAAATTTAACTATGTCAATGGTTCTTATTCTATTGGAATGTCACTTATTGAATTTATTGTACTCATCAGTAATGAGTTCATTAAATGGTATAATGACCAGTTCAATAAAGAGGAACTAACTGCTAAGTTTGCAGACTTGAAGAGAAATAATATCTTGAGTGAGTGCATCATAGACAATGGAAAGATTTACTATGATGGAGGCAGGAATAGTGTAAACAGCTATGCTCAGTATATAGGCAAGAAAGTCTGTGTATTCAAGGGAAAAGAGATAACTGTAGATATTACAGATATTGCAGAAGTGAGGAATGAGAACAAGAGTATAATTCTTAATACTCAGACTGCATTATACATATTAACAACAATACTCAAAGTATTAAATTACAGATATGGAAGAGACAAAGCAACCCACGAAGGTAATCAGTTTGGTACAGAAGTCAGGTACCTATAATTATAAGCTGATTATTCCAGCAGAAGTGGAAAGAAAGATAAGGTTTACCTGTCAGAAGGTATGGAATACTGAATGGTCAGGTACATTGTTCTTTACACATGAAGGTTCATTTGAGAATAATGACCTTGTGATAAGATGTGTGGACATTTACATCATGGATATTGGAACTCAAGCCTATACAGAGTTTGATATGAACCCTGATGTAATAGCCTATATGACTGAACATTCTGAGTTACTTGATTGTCAACTTGGGCTAATTCACAGTCATAATAATATGTCTACATTTTTTAGTGGAACAGACACTGCTACTCTAAAGGAAGAAGGTAGGGATAGGAATAATTTTGTGTCTCTTATTGTGAATAATGCAGGTTCCTATACTGCTGCAATCACAAGGAGAATCAAGTCAAAGCAGGTTATGGAATCTGTATCTTATGAGTTCTTTGGTGATGGTGAAAAACAGGACACTAAGAAATATGTAAGTGATGCAGATGAGATTGAATGGTTCTATCTTAAAATAGAGAAAGAAGATGAGAATTATTCCTTTCCAGATATGGCAGCAAGACTTGAGGAAATCAAGCAAGCTAAGGCAGATAAAGCCAAGAAAGCTCAGACACCTGCATATTCAAGTGGCTATAAGCCTGTTATTACTAACTCTTATGGTACAAAGGCAGGTCCAGCAAATCTTGTCAAGAAGGAAGATAGTAAACCTGAGGTGGCTCAGCCAACTCTTTTTGTCAATGTGGATGATTTGCCATTTGATGATTACTATAGTATACCTTATGGTCAGGTAACATTTGATAAAGTTACTTTGAAGTCTCTTATACTTCAATTGATTACAGGCAGCATTATTATCTCTAATGATAGTAAGATTGACATTACCAAATGGTCTAAGTCAATGCCTGCATTGTATGAAAAGAGATTTGGTAAGGGTGAAGAAGGCATGAAAAATTTCAAAATATGGGCAGATACCTATGCAGAATATCTGACATGGTATGTGACAGACGAGAAATTGGAAGAGCTTGGCTTTGATGAAACAGAAATTTGTGCTATTTGTGCCCATGATATGATAGAGGAGCTTACAAAACTCCCTGAAAATGATTATATCAAAGGGTATATTGATGCACTTCAAAAATATTTAATATTATGAATGAAGAAGTAACAACCCAAGAAAGCCTTCCTGCAACTTTACAGGAAGCTTATAATTCTTTTATGGAGGACCTCAATGAGAGTACTATACCTGAATCAGATAATCCTATAGAAAATGATGGTGATAGTATTAGCTTTGAACTTTCAGAAGAAGAGCAGGCTATCCTTGACCAAGCTGTAGAGGATGCACATCAAGAAATACCTACAAACTCTGCAACTTTGCTTGTAGATGAAGCTACAAGTAGGTTTAGTTCTGCCATTTGGTATGAGAATATTCAGAAGAAGACTGTCATTTTGGCAGGCGTAGGTGGTATTGGTAGTTATGTAGGCTTCTTATTGGCAAGGATGAAGCCAGCTTCTATGTTTATCTATGATGATGACATAGTAGAGGCTGTCAATATGTCAGGTCAGCTGTATGGTCAGTCTGATTTAGGCAGAGCTAAAGTATCTGCACTGGCTGAGATGATTAGAAACTATGCTGGCTATAGCAGTGTCTTTGCAATAAATGAGAGATTTACCAATGAATCTGAAGCATCAGATATTATGATTTGTGGCTTTGATAATATGGCAGCAAGAAGACTCTTCTTTAATAAATGGGCAAACCATGTTCAGTCCAAACCAGAGGAGGAAAGGAAGAATTGCCTGTTCATTGATGGTAGGTTGGCAGCAGAGGAGTTTCAGGTATTGTGTATCAAGGGAGATGATGAGTACAACATCAATAGGTACATCTATGAGTATTTATTCTCTGATGCAGAAGCTGATGAGACAATATGCTCCTATAAGCAGACTACCTTCTGTGCAAATATGATTGCATCTTATATGGTCAATTTGTTTGTGAACTTCTGTGCCAATCAGTGTGAGCCTCTCATTGACAGAGACCTGCCATTCCTCACCACATATAATGCAGAAACAATGTATCTCAAAACTGAAGTATAATGGAATTTAGTATAAGATTTGCACGCAGTGTTAGAAGTGTTTTTAACAGCAGTGAATGCAATAATCCAACCCAACTTGAAAGAGAATTATCTCTTGATAGTAATAATGTGTTTAGGAGAAGTCTTATCATTGAAGTAAATGATGATGAGGTAGAGATTCCTGTGATTGCAAGAGAACACTTTGAGAGCTTAGTGTTAGAGAAGATAGATTATCCATTAGCTGTAGGAACCAAGAGGATAATACTGCCATTGTATGATAATGCACCAAGTCAGGAGAGAAGAACCTTTGATAGTATCATAGTGCAAATGTTCAGTAATGTAAGATTTGACATGAGGTTGCAGAAGATAACTACCAACAAAGGTGAAGTGTATTATGGAGGCAAAGGCATTATCTTTGATGAAAGCTATGCTCCATTGCTGTTATGTACACTAACTGCAAGAAAGGTATATACAGAAGAATATGGCTATAGTATGGTCTATTATAGACCTGTATGCCATGTTAGCCCTAAAGTATTCTTAGAGTCTGACAAGTTGATTAACAAAGGTATTATTAAGAAACTTATTCCTTTCTATACAAGTAAAGAAGTAAGTTTTCCTAATTACAAGTTTGGTGTCAATCCAGAGAGTAAAAAGGTGAAAGTTGTAGTGGATAATTTTGATAAGTTCTTTATAGAGCCTATCAAGCCTACTCCATCTGCCACTACTAATGATGCACTGAATGAATGCCTTATTGACAATATGGATGACATAATGATGTTGATATGACATTAGATGAATACTTTGGAGATTGGATGAAAGTAATTGATAGGACAGAGCTAAACAATGTAATGGCTAAGGTTGGACAGGAATATAGGAGGAAGCCTCTATGTCCTGCCCAATCTGATGTGTTCAGAGCATTTGAGCTTTGTCCCCTCAAGGACTTAAAAGTAGTTATGGTGGGACAGGATTTTTGATTATTTTATATAAGTAATTTATTTATTAAGTTGTTTTGTTTGGCTAAATTTCATATCTTTGTAATTATTAAAATTGCAAAGATATGAATATTAAAATTACAAAAGACTTAGGTAAAGAGATAATTTTAGATTATCAGAATGGTAAGAAAATTAAGGATATTGCTACTGAAAACAGACTTAATCATGAGAGTGTAAGAAGATTCTTGAAAAGAAACAATGTTCCTATATTCAAGGGAACAGTTCCTTACAATATAGAAATTAAAAATGATTTAAGACAGCTTCTTATAGGAAGTCTATTAGGAGACGGGTGTTTTTGTTCAGTTGGAGGTAGAACTAAGAATATGTGTCTTAGTATAGCACATTCTGAAAAGCAAAAAGAGTATATTAAGTATAAATGGAATATATTGAATAAGTATAATTTAGTATCTCCTATAGTTGAATATCACATAAATAATAAAAGATATTTACGTGAATTAGTAGGATATAGCTTTAAAACTAAATTACATCCTATTTTTACAGATATAAGAAATAAGTATTATGATTCACATGGTCATAAGAGAGTATTTAAAGAATTTGTAAAAGACATAGATGCTTTAGGATTAGCTATATGGTATATGGATGATGGTTATGTGACTAAAAATTCATGTATTCTATCTACTTGTTCATTTACTCTTGAAGAACAATCTTTATTAGCTGATATACTATTAGGTAAGTTTGGCTTGCATTTTACTGTAGGTAAAAATGATAATAGTATGTATCTACAAGCTAAGGATTTTTCTAAATTTGTAGAACTAATTAAAGATTATGTTATTCCATCTATGCAGTATAAATTAATTACTTATAGAAAAAGAAAGGTTCTGAATAAACAGGGTGAATTGCTGGAACAACTCAATGAGTCAATCAGCAGCCAAGCTACAGAAGAGCATAAAAGTATGTAGAAGGTTCAGAGACTAACAGGTGAATAGCTCAAATAATAAACCTGACACGAGTGCCCTGCATTGGAAACAATGAAGATATAGTCCGAACTATATGGTGACATATAGAACTAACAGATAAAGAGCTGTTAGGATAACAAATTGCCTTATCCACAAAAGGGAGTTGCAACTGGCATACTTTTTGGTAACAGGAAGGAGGTTGATGAGGATAACTTATCTCCTTCATTAAATGTTGTTAAAGAAGCAGCCATTAATTTTGAGGTTCCACATTATTGTATTACCTTTGACCAGACTTTAGAGAGTTGGGCTAAACAAGGGATACTAATGATAAACTCTGCTCTCACTGTAGAGATGAACAGGATAGGCTCCCATGTGATGATATGGAGACCTTTCATAGCTAAACTGTTGAAGAACCTGTCTGAATATGACACAGCCATAGTATATGTGCTATTTGGCAGACAGGCTCAGACTTTCAAACCTTATATCAATAGTAGATTCAATCACATTATAGAGATTGAACATCCTGCATACTTTGCAAGGAGTGGCACTAAGATGCCACATCAACTATTTATTGATATAAGTAATAGAGTAAAAGGAATTTATGGTGTACCAATAAAATGGTATGAAGAGTATTAATAACTAAACAATAAAAAAACAAAATGGAAAAGATTTATTTTACAAATGGTAAAGAGGTACAGATTGGAGACACTCTAACTAAAGTATCTAAAGTGAAAGACCCCTTCTTTGGTAAGGGCACTATAGTTCAGCAAATTGTAGTGACTAAGGACATTCTTCCTAAACTCCTTGAGGCTGGTATTGTTACTACTACCAAACCTGCAAAGTCTGTAGTTGAGACTGAGGTTCCTATGGAACTGGAGTACTACATTCAGAAGATTGCAGATAAACTTGGCTGGAAAGTTGAGAAGGTCTATAACTATCTCAATAGCGTAGATGCTATCCTTCCTGCTGCTGCATTCTCTATGGTACTTAGAGAAATAGCCATTGAGTTAGATAAGAAGTATGAGGACCATATTGAGAAGAGTCCTGAAATTTATGTAATCTCTATGCTTGATGGTAGAATTACAAAGGCTAATAAGGCTCACATCAAGAACTACAGGAACTTTGCAGCATTCAGAACCATTGAGGATGCTAAGATTGCTTGTAAGATTACAAGGGATATTCTCAAAGAAATGTTCAAAAGTGGCAAATAAGAAAATTAGAAATGCCACACAGAGTAGTTCTAAGGGTATAACATTCAAATCCCAGTTGGAGAAGAGCATATACAATACTCTTCTTCAACAAGGGTTTGAACCTCAATATGAGCCAACTACCTTTACTTTGTGGGAGGGTTTTGAGCCTATTACCCCATATTATGACAAGGAGACTGATAAGCAGAAAATCAAAAGATTATCAGATGGCATAGACACCCGTACTTCAAAGATACTTATTCAGAAAACAGGCAAAATTGTTGGTATCAGATATACACCAGACTTTTATTTCAAGTATAAAGACCTTAATGTTTACATTGAAGCCAAAGGAATAGAGAATGATGTATTCTATATCAAGAAAAAGATGTTTATAAAATATCTTGATAATCTGTGTATTGAGAAAGGTGAGAGGTCTATATATTTTGAGGTATATACTAAGAAACAACTCTTGCAGGCAGTAGAAATTATCAAGAGTTATGGACAATAGAGAACTAATAGACAGAATAGAGGCTTTGGTCTCTTCATTACCTGAGGGAGATGCAAGGCTTGCACATGAGTTCCTGAATAGGTCTCTCCAACTCTTAGTTGATTCATCTCTTGTCAGAGTAAAGAAAGGTCTTAGTAAGGAAAGTCCCAAAGAGGAGTATCTGAAAGCAGACCTTGGAGAAATGAGAAAGTTGAAGTCAGAAGTAGACACCTATTGTGAGGCACTTGAATTGCCAGAGCAGGAGGAATATGAAGATTTCAGTAGTGAAGAATATAATCAAGATTATTACTAATGGAGAGAAAATCTTTAAGAAGTATATCTTGGGATGTGTCTGAGGAAACATATAGGGCAGACCCAGCATTAAGCTATTCAACCCTTGCAAGATATGAGAGGGAGGGATTCAATAACTTGGATAAATTATTTGACAGGTTAGAGACACCTTCTCTTACTTTTGGTAGTGCTGTAGACAGTATTATCACAGGTGGTCAAGAAGAGTTTGATGAAAGGTTTATGGTTGCTGAGTTTCCTTCTACTCCAGACTCTATTACAAAGATGGTAAAATCTTTGTTCAGTCAGTATGGAGATTCTTATAGGAGTCTTATTACAATTCCTGATGATGCAATCATTAAGGAGACTGAATATCAGAGTTATCAGATGAACTGGAAGCCTGAGACAAGGGCTAAGGTTATCAAGGAGAAAGGTGCTGACTACTATAACCTGTTATTCATAGCAGGTAGTAAGACTATACTTGATACTCAGACCTATCAAGATGTGTGCAATGCAGTAAGGGCATTGAAAGAGAGCAAATCCACTCAGTTCTACTTTGCAGAGGATAATCCATTTGAACCAGATATTGAAAGATTCTATCAGTTGAAGTTCAAAGGAGAGTTCAATGGTGTAAAGTATAGAAACATGGCAGATTTGGTTATAGTTGACCATAAGGAGAAGTGGGTAAAGCCAGTAGATTTGAAAACAAGTTCCCATACAGAGTGGGATTTCTATAAATCCTTTGTAGATTGGAGATATGATATTCAAGCCAGACTATATTGGGCTATTATAAGGCAGAATATGGATAAGGATGAGTACTTCAAAGACTTCGAGCTGCTTAACTATGATTTCATTGTAGTTAATAGGAGAATCCTTGTCCCATTGGTGTGGACTTGTCCATTTGTACAGGCAGTAGGTACATTGAAGTTTGGAAAGAATGACCAAATAGAAATGAGAAGTCCTTTTGTAATAGGAGAAGAGCTTTCTTCATATCTCACTTCCAGACCAAAAGTGCCTATGGGAATTAGTGAAACTGGTCCTAATGATTTAAGAGAATGGTTAAATACATTGTAATATGCAGGTAGTAAAAAGAGATGGCAGTATAGAGGAATTTAATGTTGATAAGATTATAAGTGCTGTAGAGAAAGCCTTTAAGTCTTGTAACAAGAAAATGCCTCAGTATCTGTATGATATGATAGGTGCATTGTTTGGCACTTTGGAAGGAGATACTATAGGTATTGAGGAGATACAGAATAAGGTTGAAGATGTTCTTATGAATGACAAACACTTTGATGTAGCAAAGAGTTATATCATTTATAGAGAGCAACATAAGCAGGCAAGGTTCATTAGGGAAAGAATTGATTATATGAATGAGTATAGTCAATCCAATGAGAATGCAGCTACTTCATCAGAGACAGATGCCAATGCAAATGTAACTATGAAGAATGTTGCCAACCTTGAGGGTGAAGTGTATAAGACTACTAATAGGGTTATTCAGAGGCAAAGGATGAAAGACAAGCTGAATGAAATGTACCCTGAAGTAGCAAAGAAGTATGAAGAGGATTTGAACTCTCATATCATTTATACACATGATGAAGCAACCACTCCTGTCTTGAAGCAGTATTGTATGGCTGTGAGTCTATATCCTCTTATGATGGAAGGAGTAGGTAATATTGATGGTATCACTCCAACACCTCCTAATGACTTGCAATCATTCAGTGGTCAAGTAACCAATCTTATCTTTTTGTTATCCTCTCAGTGTAAGGGTGCAGTGGCAGTAGGTGAATACTTTATTGCCCTTAACTATTACATTGTACAGGAGTTTGGACCTAATTGGTATGAAAAGTTGGATGTAGTAACTACTACAGACCATTGCAGTAAGCAGAGGACTATCAGAGATGCTATATATAAGGCATTCAAACAGTTTATCTATGGTGTAAATCAGCCTGCTGGCAATAGGTCTTATCAGAGTCCATTCACTAATGTGTCTTATTATGACCATACCTACTTTGATTCATTGTTTGGAGAGTTCTACTACCCTGATGGTACTAAGCCTCAATGGGAAGCAGTAGATTGTCTGCAAAGACTATTTATGAAGTTCTTCAATAAGTTGAGAACCAAGCAGGTTCTTACATTCCCTGTAGAGACAATGGCTATGGTGTATGACCCTAAGACCAATGATATTATAGACAAGGACTATAAAGACTTTACTGCTGAAATGTATGCAGAAGGTCATAGCTTCTTCACCTATATATCAGATAGTGCTGATAGTCTTGCATCATGCTGTAGATTAAGGAATGAGCTTGCAGAGAATACCTTTAATCCTACATCAGGTCTTACTGGTGTAATGACTGGTTCTTGTAATGTAATTACTCTTAATATTAATAGAATTATTCAAGATATTGCTCAAAAAATTGGTGGTAAGTTTCAAACAATTGATAGAAAAAAGAAACTTAAATGGTATGGTAATGCAAAATACCATTTAATTCAAATTTTGGAAAGAGTATATAAGTATCACATAGCATATAAGACAATGCTGTATGACCTTGAGGATAAGGGTATGTTTGCAGCTTCAAATGGTGGATATATTTATATAAGAAAGTTATACAGTACCATAGGCATCAATGGCTTGAATGAGGCTGCAAGATTCTTGGGTCTTGAAGTAAATAATAATCCTGAGTATATTGAGTTCCTGCAATTCATACTTGGGACTATCAAAGAGGAAAATAAGAAGCACTCTATCCATGATGCTAATAGACCATTCCTATTCAATTCTGAGGTAGTTCCTGCTGAAGGATTGGGTGGTAAAAATTATCAATGGGATTTGCAAGATGGTTACATCGTGCCAGAAGATGAGAATCTGTATAACTCATACTTCTATAATGCACATGATGATACCTCAGTACTTGATAAGTTTATACTTCATGGAAGACAGACTTATCAATATACTGATGGAGGTAGTGCAGCTCATATTAATCTTGAAGACCATCTGAGTAAAGAGCAGTATCTCAAGTTGATAGACTTTGCCATAGTTAATGGAACCAACTACTTCACATTTAATATTCCTAATAGTAAGTGTGATGATTGTGGCTACATTACTAAGCATCCTATTACTGAGTGTCCAAAGTGTCATAGTAAGAACATCACCCAATATACCAGAGTGATTGGCTATCTAAGACCTATCAAGTCATTTGGTAAAGACAGACAGGTTGAAGCAAGCCATAGAACCTATAGTGATGGAAGGAGTGAGATATGCTAAAATACGTAGACACTAAAATTGTTTTTCAGGAAGTTCCTGATGAAGTAACTCTTGCTATCAACATATCTAATTGTCCATGTCAATGTAAGGGCTGTCATAGCTCTTACTTGGCACAGGATATAGGCACTGAATTAACTTTCAATGAAGTAAGGAAACTTATCAAGAAGAATAGTGGAGTTAGCTGTATAGCTCTCATGGGAGGTGATGCAGAGCCAGACAAAATAAATACTTTGGCTTCTTTCATTATTAACCATTATAATTCCATAAAGGTAGCTTGGTATAGTGGAAGACAAGAGTTAAGTAATAGCATTGACCTATCCAACTTTGACTATATAAAACTTGGACCCTATAAGGAAGAGTTTGGTCCACTTAACAGTAGGACTACTAATCAGAGATTCTATAAAGTCAATGGCAAGGAGTTGGTAGACATAACAAGTAAATTTTGGAAACATGAAACTGAAAATTAAAGTAAAAGTATTGACTGAGGGCTGTATGCCTGTGATTAATGAAAATGGTGATTTAATTGATTTGAGAGCAGCAGACACCTATACATTCAATGCACCTCAAGCTGGTGTTCAATATCAAAAAGACAATGAAAAGTATAGGGATGTTACCTTTGATGAGCAGTCAATTAAATTGGGTGTAGCAATGCAGCTCCCTAAAGGAATGATGGCTAAACTTAAAGGTAGGAGTTCTCTTACTAAGAGGCATGGGGTAGTCATGTGTTGTAGTGGTGAAATTGATAACAGTTATAGTGGCAATGGTGATGAATGGCTATTCAGAGTATTTGCTATTAAGGCTGGTAAAATTGAGAAACATGACAGAATATGCCAATTTGAGGTTGTTCCTAATCAGAAAGCTACTATGTGGCAGAAGATTAAATGGCTGCTAAGTTCAGGTATTGAACTTGTGGAAGTGGATGACTTAGGTGATAATAACAGAGGAGGATTTGGTACTTCTGGTGTCAAGTAATAACTAAAAAAAAAGCATGAAGCATGGTATTAGAAGTAATTGGTATTATGCTTGCAGTAATCATTCTATCTATTATCATTAATGGTATAGAAGATTACTGTAAGCAGAGTAAAAGAGTAAATATGTCTTTCAAAGAGGCTATGGATTTGGTAGAGTTGCCTGTTGTAACATTCTATAATGGAGATAAGAAACTCAACTTCTTGTTGGACACTGGAAGTAACATCTCCCAAATCAACAGCTCTATTCTTCCTCTTCTTGACCACAAGAAGATAGAGGAAAAAGACATGGATGTAACAGGAATTGAAGGTAATAAGGTGAACACTAAGTTCTGTGAAATGACAATCACTTATAAAGGACAAGAGTTTGTAGGTGATTTCTGCATTCATGACTTGGATGATGCCTTTGCTATTGTCAAGGAGGAGTCTGGTGTACAGATTCATGGTATTCTTGGTAGCCTGTTCTTCCAAAAGTATAAGTATGTCTTTGACTTTGCCTCATTAATAGCATATAGTAAGAAATAATGGAAGATATTATAAAACTTAGGTCCAGATATGAAGCTATAAACTACCTCAAGAAAATGCCTAAACCTGATGGTACTGATTCTAAAACTTATGTACTTAAAAGTGATGCACCCACATTAAGAGCAGGTGAAGTTCAGGGAGGAAATAAGTTTATTGAACCATCAGGAGGTCCAATGATTGTGGTAGGATGTGAGCTTGAAGAAGCCAAGACAGTTGTCAAATCTATAGACTTTGTTGAGGGTTATGGATGGACTATAACATTTGAATGATGATATATTTTGTTACTGGTCAGAGAGAACTATTTGAGTTTCCTAATGCTAAGTATAAGTGTATCTCTGTAGAGGAGTCTCTTAAAATATTAGAGCCTCTTCGAGTGGTAGGTTTAGATACTGAAACTACAGGTACAGAGATATGGCAGGGTAAATTGCTTACTCTTCAGCTTGGTAATAAGGAAAATCAAGTTGTAATAGACTGTATGACTACTGATGTCAAGCAGTATAAGGATTATCTTGAAAGTGACAGATTATTCATCATTCATAATGCAAAGTTTGATTTAAGATGGCTGTATAAGGAACATATTGTAGTCAGAAATGTCTATGATACTTATTTAGCTGAAAAAATTCTATTTCTTGGATTCCCACCTGGCATTGTATCTTTGTCCTTGCAGGCTTGTTGTGATAGGTATTTAGGTATCTTTCTTGATAAGACTGTTAGAGGACAGATACATGCAGGTATGACAGAAGAGGTTATAGTTTATGCAGCAAATGATGTTGTGTATCTTGAGGATATTATGGACTTACAGCTCAAAACTATCACTGCAAGAGGTCAGAAAGTAGCACTTGACATTGAAAATGAGTTTGTAAGAGTCCTTGCATATATTGAATATTGTGGTATTAAACTTGACCCTGTTAAATGGAAGGCTAAGATGGATAAGGATGCTGAGAGGTTAAGAGTTGCTGAACATAAACTTAATGAGTGGGTAGTGGATTATGTAATGAAGAAGGGTGACCCTTCTCTCATAGCAAGAAACTATGATACTCATAAGAAAGGCAAGCCAGCCAAACTTGCAGATAATGTGTATGTGGTAATACCACAGCCTTCATTATTTGCTGAGTTTGATACTGGACCTCAATGTATCATTAACTGGAATAGTTCTAAGCAGGTAATCAGATTGTTTGAAGAACTTGGGTTTGACCTATTAGTCAAAGACAAGAAAACAGGCAAGATGAAAAAGTCTGTAGAGTCTAAGTTTATAGAGTTGCAAGCAAGTAAGAGCAGTATTGTTCCTTTATACTTGGAATATTCAGCAGCTTTTAAGGTAGTGACATCTTTTGGTCAGAACTTCCTTGATGCCATTAATCCTGTTACACAGAGAATCCACCCAACATTCAATCAAATGATGGATACAGGTAGGTTGAGTTGTGGTTCAGGAGGAAAAGGCAAGGGAGGTAAGACTAAAGATTATGATATTGCAGAGGAGGCAGATGATAACAAAGACACTTCTACACAAGCAAATGATAAGAGTGTTAATGTTCAACAACTGCCAGCCACAGAAGAAACAAGGGCAGCATTTGTACCTGAAAAGGGTCATTTGCTGGTAGATTGTGATTATGGAGACCAAGAGGGTCATGTATTCACTGAACTATCCAATGATAGGGAATGGATTGCATTTTATAATGACCCTGCCCAGAGAGATGGACATTCCTTTGTAGCCAAGATGTGTTTCCCTAAAGACCTTGATGGGGTTGCAGAGAAGGATGTCAAGAAGGTAAGAAAAGACCTTAGAGATTTGGCTAAGAAGGCAAGATTCTGTTTCAATTATAATGGTCAGGCTCCTACAATGGCAACTAATTGTAATATTCCTGTGGACTTTGCAACTGAGATTTATAACAACTATTTCAAGAGATTTAATGGTATAGCAAGCTATTTCAAGGTACAAAAGAGAGATATGTGGAATAGAGGCTATATCCTAATCTCAAAGATAACTGGATTAAGGGCATACATCTATGACTATCCTATACTGAAAGGTATTGAAAGGAGAAAGAATGGTATGGAAGACTTCTGGGATATATACAAAGCTGCAAGAGATAGTGGTAGAGTAATATCTGAGATTCCACCATCTGTCATGCAAGAAATTGCAAAGAAGTTTGCTCAAGGTGTTCCTATTGAAGAAATAGCTGTTAGGTATTCATATAAGGTTAAAAAGGCAGGCAAGGTAGAGGAAAGATTCATTGATATTAACAGAGAAACTGTATATGTGTCAGTGATGAAACACTTATGGAAGAGAAAGAGTGCTTCTGACAATCAGTCATGTAACTATCCTTCTCAAGGTACTGCTGCTGCAATGACTAAGATAGCAGGTATTAGATACTTTAATCACTTGGTTAATGATGGGCTTATATTCAAAGTCCTCATTCCTAATGATGTACATGATGAGTATCTGATAGAGCCACCTGAGGAAATTGCAGAGCAGGAAGCTAAGAAGTTAAGTGAGTGTATGGAGTATGCAGCAGCAATCTTCTGTAAGAAAGTAACTATTAAAGCTGTGCCAGAAATTGCCCCTTGTTGGGTTCATTAATATGGAAATTTGGGGAATAGTTATTTTTGTAGTAGTATATATACTGTGTGCAATAGGTGGTGTATGGTATATAATAAGGCTAAAGCTGCAAAGGATTAGAAGTAGAACTTATGTTTATCCTAAGACAGGTCATAAGTATATGCCACTCTACAGATGCAGGATGAAGAATCCTGTATCTGGAGAATGGTCTAATGCTTTGATTTATCAAGGGATGGAGAATGGTGAGTTGTATGTCAGGGAGTACAAAGACTTCTTTGACAAGTTTGTGAAACTTTTAGACTGGGAAAATGAGAATGTTAGTGCCAATAAAGAATCCGAGAAATCTTAAAAAAGGAGATGTCATTGTCTATGACGGGGGAGATAAACCTGGTCTTCCTAATTATACAAAGGGTAAGGAATATCAAGTCATAGACTTATATGAACAATATGGTGTTGTGCTCATTAATGACAATGGTGAAAAGTGTGAAATTTGTAATGACTATATCAGTAACTACTTTGGACTTCCAATAGATGAGCCTGATAATGTCAATCATCCTGAACATTATAACTCCCATCCAAGTGGTATAGAGTGTATTGAGATTGCAAGGCACTATCCTTTCTCTATTGGTAATGCCATTAAGTATCTTTGGAGAGCTGGTCTCAAGAAGGATGCAAGCCTTACAGATAATCAAAAGGAAATTGAGGATTTGAAGAAGGCTATATGGTATATCAAGGACAGGATAAAACAATTAGGTGGTGAAGTATGACATTTATAATTCATTTCAAAGATGGACATAGAGAAACCTATAATAATAGGTATGATGAGGATGTAGAGCATGAGAGAGATGCAGCTTGGGATGATGTCTATGCTACATTTCCTGATGCAGAATACATTGAACCTTTCTAAGTCCATCATAGGAGGGTAGAAAGATGAGTGGAATTAAGGTTAGTGTTAAAACAAAGGCTAAAGAGACTCTGAAACTATCTAACCACCTAAGGTCATTTCTTTTTGAACAGGAGTATGGTGAATTGAGTAACTGTACTCCTGCTCAGAAGAAAACCCTTAGGGATGCTTTGTTAGTTTTGAACTCTGTAGTCAGCAAGAGTAAATAATATGACAGAGAAGCAACTAAAATGGCAGAAAAGAAGTATAATACTTTTTAGGTTAAAAGGTATGACAGGTTTTTCCTTTGAAGAAGGGGTACTTACGCCTCTTGAAAGGAATGAGCTGAATACTGCCCTTAGCATCATTAGAAAAATAATCCGAGATTCAACAGAGTCAAGTATTGAATTAGGATTTAATGCCAAGAAAAGATGCTTTTGTGGGAAACCTGTTGTAGATGGTAGTGAGTATTGTGTAGAACATAAAAATTTAGTAGATGATAATAGCAGTGGATTTTGATGGGACTTGTGTTACACATGAGTTTCCTGAAGTAGGCAAAGATATAGGAGCAGCTCCTATCTTGAAGAAGTTAGTAGAGAAAGGTCATAAGATTATTCTTTACACTATGAGAAGCCATCCTGATAAAAATAATCAGGGTAAAACTCTTAGTGGAGAGATTGTATCTAATGATACTTTACAGGATGCTATTGACTGGTTCAAGAAGAATGGAATACCTTTATGGGGAATAAATGAGAACCCTAAACAAAAGGAATGGACATCATCTCCTAAGATATATGCTAACATCTATATAGATGATGCAGCACTTGGAACACCATTAAAATATGATGAATATGGTATGGTATCCAGACCTTATGTAGATTGGAACATAATGAGGACTTTATTAAAGATTAAAGGAGTTTTATAATATGGCTAAAATAATTTTATGTAGAGGTATTCAAGGTAGTGGCAAAACTACATGGGCTAAACAATGAGCACTTGAAGACCCTGAACATAGAGTAAGATTCAACAATGATGACATCAGAAATATGTTAGGTAAGTATTGGGTTCCCAGCAGAGAGGATTTAGTAAAAAGCTTGAGAAGTGCTTTCTTGCTAAATTCTATGTCCTATGGTTTTGATATTGTTATTGACAATATGAATCTCAATCCCAAGGAATTGGAGTACTATAATGGAGTGCTTGATGGTTGGAATAATCCAAAGGGGGTAATGCCTGATGTAGTAAGACCAAAGTACAGCCTTGAATTTAAGGACTTCTTTATACCTCTTCAAAAGTGTATAGAGAGGGACTCAAAGAGACCTAATCCAATAGGGGAAGAGGTTATAAGGAAGACTTATGAGAAGTATAAAGACATTCTGAAAGTGTAGTATGAGACAATATACATCAAGAGAGTTCGTAAAGATAGTGGAATTTAATGGTTTCCATTATAACAGATGTAAGGGAGACCATGCTATCTATGTGAATGATAAGGGAAAGCATATCAGCATACCTAAGAATCTTGAATGTGTAATTGCTCGAAGACTGATTAAAGAGAATAACTTGGTAATTGATATTAAAAGGAGAAGATAAAAATAATGGACAATTATAATTATCCTATGGGTGCAGATACTAAAGATGCACCCTGGAATCAGGTTGATAATCCTGAAAGGGAAATTGAGGTCACAGTAAGTGTCACCCTTAGTAAAACTGTAAAGATTAAGGTATCTGACTATGAGATTACTGACTCTGGAAAGGATGAAGATGGTGAATATTTTGAGGATATAGATTACTCAAACTGTGACCTTAAAGGTGCAGTTGAAGAGCAAATTGTATTGCCTCAAAGTGCTCATATGTATGTTAAGAGCAATCCAAAAGTACATGAAGATTTAAGTAATTGGTGTGTTGATGACCTTGAAGTAAATTTAGAGGAGTAGTTATGGAAAGATTAGTTGTAATGGACTTCTCTGATAGTAGTGTAAGTGTATACACCAATCCTGAAGATAAGGATACTGAATCACTATTAAGAGAGTATGGACATAACATTGATGAATGTAGTGTTATGTTCTGTGAGAGTGTAACTATAAATTTAAAATAATGAAAGTATTAAAGATTTATTCGAGAACTTGTGGACCCTGCAAGGTGCTGGAGAGCAATCTCCAGCTTGCAGGTATTCCACATGAAAGTATAGATGTTCAGTCTATACAGGGTGAGGATATTGCATCCAAGTATGAGATAAGGACAGTACCTACTCTCATCTTAGTAGATGATGAGGGAAATGTTGTAAAAAGACATAGTGGTCTGTTAGGTATTCAAGAATTAAAAGAGTTTTGCAATGAAGCTGATTAAACAAAGTTTTGAAATATGGGAACAGCCTGCTGGTCTTGAAGGAGTTTATAAACAGATTGAGAAAGTAGGTAGAGTATGTTATAAGTCTGAGGATAAGATAACAGAAGATTCTGCCAAACCATTTGTAGATAGGATGATTAAGTCTGGTCATGGTGCTATGTTGGAACATGGTACTGTGTATCTGGCTATGCCTATGGAGATTATACTACCTATAGAAGCTAATGGTTGGGGTAAATATACTAAGAGTCCTTATTCAAAAGGTTTCAAAATATGTAAGGTTGACGGTCAAAGGAGAGTAGCTATTACTACCAACCTCAGAGTATTGGCAGAGAATGGTTGTCTTGATGACTTGCAGTATATCTGTGAACCTACAGAGTACCATGAGAGAAGAGTTACTGTACACTTTGTATGTGATAGAGGTGTATCACATGAGTTTGTAAGGCATAGAGTAATGTCTTTTGCTCAGGAAAGTACCCGTCGAATGATAATGGCGGCTTAAATAAGTAATTATTTATGAATAACCC